GGGTATCAGCCGGCGCCAGATGGAACGCTGGCTTTCCCGCAGCGGCAAGATGAGTCGATCCGCTTCGGCGTTGCTTCGGACTTTGGCCCGTGATATTCCTGACGGGCCGACATAGTGGAGTCGTGGGCTGGCGAAGTGAAAATTTCGCCAGCCCAAAATATTCTCCGCGCAATTTCATGGTGAATTGTCTGGCGCTCGCGTGTGGCGGGCCGAAATTTTTTTTTAAAAGAGCGTATGGCTATTTTCCTTATCCGCCCCCCACCCCCCCGCCAACTGCAACCCACCTCAACCGGGTAGGGGGGGGTACCCATACCCTACCCCCGGTACCCCCTACCCGGGCAGGGGGGAGGGGTACCCCTCCCATACCGGGGGTATGACCCGCCCGGGTAGGGGAGGGGGGTATGGGGGGAGTGCCCTACTGCCCTAGGGTACCCCGTGGCCGTCCGGCCCGACGGCCAGCCCGGCGCCCGGCGCCCGGAGCGGCGATTGATCGGGCTGGAGTCCGGCCCGTAGCTCCGGCCCGACCACGGCCAGCCCGGAGCCCGACCACGGGCGCCCGTCCGGCCCGCATGGCAGACTCGGCAGACTCGGCAGACTCTGCCACGAGCCCGGCGCCCGTCCGGCCCGGAGCCCGACGGCCAGCCCGGAGCAATGGGCAGACTCGGCAGACTCGGCAGACTCCGGCCCGACGGCCACGAGCCCGACCACGGGCGCCGCTCCGGCCCGGCGCCGGAGCCCGTCGGGCTGGCCGTAGCTCCGGAGCCCGACCACGGGCCGGAGCCCGACCACGAGCCCGACCACGACCACGAGCCCGGCGCCCGTCCGGCCCGCGTATCACGCGAAACGGCCAGCCCGGAGCCCGACCATTAGGCGATTCGCGCGCTAGCCCGGTTCCGGAGCCCGTAGAACGGCGCCCACGGCGCCACGATGGAACACAAGCGGCGACTCGTCCGTGGGCACTGGCGCCCGGTTTACGGCCGATTCCGCGATTCTGGCCGTTCCTAGCGTTTAGGGATTCAAACAAGCGATTGACGGACTTGCGTCCTAGGTTAGACGGAATCGCCCCTTGACATTTTACATTAGACTTTTCGCATACGGCCGAAAAACCCTGCTAGAACAAAGGCTTAGAACTACCTACGCGTTCCTTTGAATCTATGTTGGCACAACGGTACTTGCTCGCAACCGACAAGTTGACGTATCCAGGAGGTGGGAACGGCGCCCGGCGCCGGAGCCCGCAACGGCCATACGGCCGCCCATTGAAGGGATAGAAGATGGAACTTGTGCCATTCGTGGCGCCTATCGCGACGGCCGTCGCGCTATGGGCAATCGTCGCGGCGATCCTCATCGGACTCCAGTACGCCCACGAGCCCGACCGGTTCCGGCGCCGGCCCGTTCCGGGCTTGCGCGTAGCCGTCCGGCGCCGTCCGGCCCGTCGCCGCTAGGCTCCGGACCATGAAGCCCGACCACGAGCCCGGCGCCGCTCCGGCCCGACCACGGCCAGCCCGGCGCCGTTACCGCCTTGCCGCTCTTGCTGGCCGTGCGCCGGAGCTAGAACGGCAAGCGCTACACTATCGCCTAGAACGGCAAGCCCGTGATGCAATGGAACTTGCCGCGTTTGTAGACCGCGCGAAAACTCGCAACGTCTAACCATAGTCGGGCCGGAATGGTCCGGCCCGACTCAACTTGCACGGCCATACGGCCACCTAAAGGGACAACTACCATGCCGTTTCCTAGCAACATCGAATCGGACTTCAATGCCGGTTACATCTTGCGCGACGAAAATCACGAGTGGCCGCAAGAGGTAGCGGACCATTACCGCAATACTTATACCTATCCGGATTGGTACTATCGCGAGTCCGCGCGACTCGATGGTAACGATCCGAACGGCAAGAATTACACTAGGTTGCCGGGCGAATGGTTGCGTTTGCCGCAAGTTTACGGCCACTATGCCCACTATTCTGTCAAGAATCCGGGCTTGATTGCGTTCACGGAGTCCTATGACAAGGGAGTCCGCGATATCCAAAACGTCATGAAGCCCGGCCGCTATCTCGCGAAGTATTACGGGCCGGAGTCGCGCCATCCGCTTAGCGCTCCGGAAGTCGCGCGACTCGCCAATGTTATCTCAAGTCTTGCCAAGGGATTTGAGGTAAACTTTGCGCGTACTCGCGAGGAAATCCGCGATGTCTACATGACCGGCCCGCGCTCTTGCATGGCGCACCACATGAGCGACTATGCCACTAACGGAATCCATCCGGCGGAGGCTTACGCGACTCCGGATTTGGGAATCGCTTACGTCAAGTCGGACGATAAGCGAATCGTCGCGCGGACGATTGTGCGTTTCCATGACGATAAGCCCGTTAGTCATGGGCGAGTCTATGGCGACTCCTATCGCTTGGAGTCCGGACTTAATGCCATTGGAGTCCGTTACAACGGCGATTGTCTGGACGGCGCACGGATGCTGCGAATCGAAGTCCGGCCCGGAGTCTACGTGGCGCCGTACCTGGATCATGTGGGCGCCGTTGATATCGAGTCGGACTATCTGTGGATTCGGCGCAATGGCGACTATGGTTGCCAGAACACTAACGGAATCATCGGATCGCCGCGTTACGTTTGCCATTGTTGCGACGACTCCTTTGAAGACGTGACGGAAATCGACGGTGAATACTATTGCGACGATTGTCGTGATAGCGAGTTCACCTATTCCAGTTTCCGCAACGAATATGTGTGCAGAGAGGACGTGATCGAAGCGTATTACGAAAACTGGAGCGGGCGCCGTGTATCTTGCATTATCACGCAAGAAAACGTCGACTCCGGTAGTTTCCACTACACGGAACCGAATGGTCTTTATCTTGAGTCCGCGCTTTGCGTGCGAGTGATTCACGAGGGCGGAACTTTGGACTCGGCAGAATATTATGATCCGCGCCATGTGCCGGACGATTATATTCAGTGCCGCGACTCGCGAATCTATTGCCATCCGACTCTCGTGGTCTATTCCAAGGGTGGGACTCCCTATCACATCGAATCGGGCTCCGGCGCCCGGATCGTTCGCCTAACCGAGTCGGCCAATCACGCAAACGTTGCGGCGGAGTGAACTAGCATGGCAAAGAATATCGTTTCGTTTGGTCGCGTCCGGAATCCGGTCGCGACCACGACTCCGCCTAGTCAAGCGGCGGAGTTGTTTGAGATGTTGTCTTACCGGCGCCCGCATGGGAGCAAGAGCGAGGCTAGGTTTATCAATCGCTTTTTGCTTTCGATTACCGGCGCCCGGATGGACTCGTTTGGCAACGTGATCCTTTCCATTCCGGAGCCCGACGGCCAGCCTAGCACCGTCATGTGGTGCGCACACACTGACTCCGTTCACCGGACTCCGGGCCGTCAAACCGTGGTCTACGGAACGGACGGGCTTGCGCGTGTTGGCGACGGCCAGCCCGACTCCAATTGCCTAGGCGCAGACAACGCGGCGGGTTGCTACCTCTTGCGCAGCATGGCGCTGGCTGGCCGTCCGGGCTTGTATGTGTGGCATCGGCAAGAGGAGTCCGGTTGCCAAGGGAGTCACCACATTGCCAGCAAGACTCCGCAGCTCTTGACTGGCATTCGCGCGGCAATCGCGTTTGATAGGCGAGGGACTCGCAGCATCATTACCCACCAAATGAACGGACGGACTGCTAGCGACGATTTTGCGAAGTCGCTCGCTGCAATTATCGGGCTAGACCACGAGCCCGATAGCAACGGTATCCTGACTGATACCAACACGTATTCCGGACTCATTCCGGAGTGTACCAACGTATCATCCGGAACCGCCCACGAACATTGCAGCGACGAGTCGCTAGATGTTGGCTACCTCTTGCGACTTGAGCGCGCGCTACTGGCCGCTGACTTTTCCGGGCTGGCAATCAAGCGCGATCCGTCCGTCTATGACTTTGACGAGTCGGATGCATGGTGGCGCGACTATTACGGCATTGGTGGCCGTTATGGCGCGCGCCAGTATGGCGGCGCCGGATTCAAGCGCGGAGGCTACAAGTCCCTTGGGTGGGCAAGCAAGCGAGAGTCGTCGCACCATGAGTCGAGCAAGGCTAGGCGTGATAATCTCGTGAATATCATCGCAACCTATCCGGACGCGGTTGCGGATCTTCTAGAGGAGTACGGAGTCGACTATGCCGATATTGCCGATTATCTCGGCATTTCGGACGAATGGCATAGCTAATGCCAAAGCCCGCAAATATGCCAGCAATCGAAGCGCGCGATATCATCGCGCGCCTAGATTGGACGCAAGCTAAGACGGCGAAAGCGCTTGGAGTCTCGCTTAGGACGTTACAGCGCCACTTAGAGGACGGCGCAAGTTTGCCAGCGAGTCTGACCAAACACTTGCGGCGAATAGAGCGCGACAAACTCTAGAGCTAGGACGGGCGCCCACGGGCGCCCGTTTGCTTTTGGATTGACGGTTAAACGGTTCGACTCCTCTTGCGGTCCATGTGCCGTCAACCGTCGGGCTATTGGTGGCCGTCCTAGGTCATTTCAGCCCGTTTGAATCTGTCACGAGCCCGGCGCCGCAATGCTCCGGGCTTGCTTGCTTTCTAAGCCCGGCGCCGCTCCGGCCCGCGCTGGCCGCAGCTCCGGCGCCGCTCCGGAGCCCGGCGCCCGGCGCCCACGGCCAGCCCGGCGCCCACGGCGCCCACGAGCCCGAATCCCATTTCGCCGCTACCCCGGTTCCGGAGCCCGTAGAACGGCGCCCGTCCGATTCCGCTACCTACCTAGCCAAAATCTCGGAGCGGCGCCTAGCGGGCGCCCTAGGTACCCTGGCGCGCGGATTTGTGGCCGTTGCTCCGGCCCGTTGTGACGGCCAGCCCGGAGCGGCGCCCACGAGCCCGGAGTCGGCGCCCACGGGCCGGAGCTACGGCGCCCGGAGCGGCGCCCACGGGCGCCCGGAGCCCGTTCTAGAGCCCGGCGCCGGGCTGGCCGTAGCTCCGGCGCCCGGCGCCCGTCCGGCGCCCGTAGCGGCGCCCACGGCCAGCCCGGAGCCCGACGGCGCCCACGAGCCCGACCACGGCGCCCACGGCGCCCACGGCGCCCACGGGCGCCCGGAGCGGCACCACGGCCAGCCCGACGGCCACGAGCCCGGAGCGCGCGCCCACGGCGCCCGGAGCGGCACCACGAGCCCGACCACGGCGCCCACGGCCACGAGCCCGACCACGGGCCGGAGCGGCGCCCACGAGCCCGGCGCCCGGCGCCCGTCCGGAGCTACGGCCACGAGCCCGACGGCCAGCCCGACCACGGGCCGGAGCCCGGAGCCCGGAGCCTGGCGCCGGATCAATGCCGGACGCAAGCCCGATCAATCGGCCGTCAACGGCGCCCGGCGCCCACGGCCAGCCCGACGGGCCGGACGGACGGCGCCGCATACCGGTATCGACTCCTACCCCTGCCCGGTACCCTCCCCATACCCCCAGGGGGGTACCCCCAGACTACCCCCTACCCCTATGGGGTATCCGATACCCCCTACCCCTATGGGGTACCCTACCCCTACCGGGTCCTGGTACCCCCGAATCGTATACGGGCGGGGGGCTTTTGGGATTTTGCTAGTGTCAGAATGGTACTGAAGTACCACCCCAAATGAGCTACCAAGCGCAACTTTGGACTGTTAATGGTCTCGCAACAGAACTCCGAATAGATCGGAGAACTGTAGCGAAGCGACTTGAGTCAGTACCTGCCGCAAAGGAGAGCGGTCGGAGTCGATACTGGCGGATCGCCGATGTGATCCACGTTCTTCTTCCTCAGCAGGAGAAGGATACTTCGACTCTGGCCGAGGTTGAGGTTCGTCACGCCTCGGCTTCCGCGGAGATCGCTGAGATGAAGGCGGCGCAGATGCGCGGCGATCTGGTCTCGATCGAGGCCATGGGGAGGGAGATCGACCGGGCGGTCGCCGCCGTGCGCGCCCGCGCCCTGGCCGTGCCGAACAAGCTGGCGCCGGTCCTGCGCCCCGACGATCCGAACGTGGCCCGCCGTCTCTTGGAGGCGGCCATGCTGGAGCTGCTGGACGAGCTGCGCGAGATCACGCTGGCCGATGAGCAGGACCCCGAGGGCGACCCCGAGCCCATGCCGGAGGCAGCATAGACTTCGGCCTTGCGCGCCTGCGGGGGCGGATCGAGTCCGCCTTCCGCGAGGGCTTCCGCCCACCGCCGTCGCTCACGCTGTCCGAGTGGGCCGACAGCCGGCGCAAGTTGTCGCCCGAGGGCTCTGCCGAACCCGGCCAGTGGATCACGGCCCGCGCCGAGTATCAGCGCGAGCCGATGGACGCGGTGAGCGACCCGGATAACGAGCAGATCGTGATGATGCTGGCCTCCCAGGTCGGCAAGTCCGAGATCATCTTGAACACCTTGGGCTACTTCATCGACCAGGAGCCCAGCCCGATCCTCGTGGTCCAGCCGCGAGTCGATGACGCCAAGGCGTTCTCGAAGGATCGCATCGCGCCGATGCTGCGCGACACGCCGTGCCTGCGCGGCAAGGTGGCGGACGCGCGCTCGCGCGACAGCGGCAACACCACGCTGCACAAGGCCCTGGCGCTGAACACGCCGATCCCAACGCCGTCCGGCTGGACGACGATGGGCGATATCAAGGTCGGCGACGAGGTGTTCGACGAGACCGGCAGCCCGTGCCGGGTAACCTACGTGACCCCGGTCGTGCATGGGCGACCCTGCTGGCGCATCACCTTCTCCGATGGCGCGCAGATCGTCGCCGACGGCGACCACCCTTGGTACGTCGAGCGGTGGAAAGTCCACAAGGGCGACGGGAAGCCATATCAGGCAATTGTCGGCGAGATTCGGACCACCGACGAGGTCCGCGCTGCAATGGAGCGGCGGGTCAAAGCGCCGCGTAACATCTACTCGGTTCCCAATGCCGACCCGCTAGACCTGCCAGAAGCCGATCTTGCCATTGACCCGTATCTGTTGGGTGTGTGGCTGGGCGACGGCTACTCGCACGCTGCGACCATCGTGGTCGGCAACGGTGACGAGGAAATGATCGACCTCGTGCGTGAGGCGGGCGCGACGGCCCGTACCGTCGCGGGTCGGGTCTGGCAGGTCCATCTCGACCCCGGTCACGGGAATGAGGAAACCTGCCGGCGCGGGCATGTGCGGGCCGTCGCGGGCGTCACCTCAGAGGGCAAGTGCCGCGAGTGTGTTCGGCAGCTCGCAGCGGCCCGGCGCGGCGACGTAGAAGTTCTTGACGAGGTGCGCCCCAATAGCATCCGCACGCAGCTTCAAGCCATGGGTCTGCTGGTGCCCGCTGGCTGTGGGCGAACCAACAAACACATTCCTGCGCAATACCTGCGCGCGTCGATCCGGCAGCGCATGGCCCTTCTCCATGGTCTGATGGACACGGACGGCAACATCATGGCCGAGGCCGGCACATGCCGGTTCAGCACGACCGTTCCACGCCTAGCCGATGACTTTGCCGAATTGCTCGCCAGCCTTGGCTTCTCTTTCCGGCGGCAGGAAGTCGAAAGCCGCTGCCACATCGGCGACGAAGTTCGGCAGGGCAAGAACGCGCACCTGTTCAGCTTCACACCGCCGCCCGACCGGCTGGTGTTCAGACTTTCTCGGAAGCTTGCTCGCCAGACGAGCAAGGTCCGCAAGATTCGTCAGCCGTCTTTGCGTCGGCAAATCGTAGCGATTGAGCCCGCGCCGTCGGTCCCGGTTCGCTGCATCTCGGTCGACAGCCTGAGCCACCTCTACTTGGCCGGCGACCGGATGGTGCCGACCCATAACACCTTTGCCGGCGGTCACGTCACGCTGGGCGGCGCGAACAGCCCGGCGGGTCTCGCCATGCGCCCGATCCGCGTGGTCCTGGCCGATGAGGTCGATCGCTACCCGGCCAGCGCCGGCACCGAGGGCGACCCGCTCTCGCTGGCGACCAAGCGGACCAGCACGTTCTGGAACCGCAAGATCATCATGGTCTCGACGCCGACGCTCTACAAAGCGTCGCGGATCGAGGCGGCCTACGAGGAGACCGACAAGCGCCGCTACTATGTCCCGTGCCCCCATTGCCGGCACGAGCAGTTGCTCGTGTGGGCGAACGTGCGTTGGGACAAGGCCGAGGACGGCTCGCACCGCCCGGAGACCGCCCGCTACTGCTGCGAAAGCTGCGGCGCCCTGTGGACCGACGGCGACCGCTGGGCGGCCGTCCAGAAGGGCAAGTGGCGCGCGACCGCCATCTCCATGTCGCGCAAGGTCGGGTTCCATCTGAACGCGCTCTACAGCCCCTGGAAGCGGCTGGAGGAGTTCGTGGTCGAGTTCCTGGAGTCCAAGGACCACCAGGAGCGCTTCAAGGCGTTCGTGAACACGGTCCTGGCCGAGACCTTCCGCACCAAGAGCGAGGCGCCGGACTGGAAGCGCCTCTACGACCGCCGCGAGGACTGGCCGGCGAAGGTGCTGCCTGAGCCCGTGGTGGCGCTCACGGCCGGCGTGGACGTCCAGAAGGACCGAATCGAGGTCCGCGTGTGGGGCTGGTCCCGAGGCCCCCAGGCGTGGCTGATCGACGTCCACATCATTCCAGGCGATCCCAACCAGATCGAGACCTGGAAGCCTGTCGACGAGGTGCTGCGCGCACCCTTCAAGCACCCGAGCGGGGCGCTGTTGAAGATCGCCCGGATGGCGGTCGACTCGGGCTACGCGACGGCCTCGGTCTACCGCTGGGCTCGCGGTCACGCGCAGTCGGTCATGGTGGTCAAGGGTGCGCCCGACGCCTTCCGCGCCGCCTATGCGCCGCCGACCAGGACGGACGTGGCCGGGAAGAAGCGCTCGCGCACGGGCGTGAAGGTCTGGCCGGTCGGCACGGCCTACATCAAGGACACCCTCTACGGCTGGATGAGGAAGGATGCGCCGCTCGACGGCCAGCCTTACCCCGACGGCTGGGTCCATCTGCCCAAGTGGGCGGGTGATGAGGAGCTGCGGCAGCTCACGGCCGAGGGCTTGGTCACCGAGAAGGACAAGCACGGCTACCCGGTCTCGGTGTGGGTGAAGCTGCGCGAGCGAAATGAGGCCCTGGACTGCGCCGTCTACGCCTACGCGGCGATGGCCGCGATCGGCCTGGAGCGCGCCAGCGACGCCAAGTGGCGCCAGTACGAGGACATTCTGCGCGGTGCCGCCGTGGTCGAGAACCCGGAGCCCGTGAATCTGCCGACCGAGCCCCTGCAGCCCGCCAAGGCCGCGGCATCGGCCAGGGTTGCTCCGCCGGCCCCCAAGCAAGGCTACCTCGCGCCCCGCCGTCCCGGCGGTGGCTGGCTCGGAAGGCGCTGAATGGCCTGGACCCAGGCTGACGTCGACAAGCTGAAGGCGCAGATCGCGGCGGGCGTGACCAAGGTCGACTATGGCGACCGCTCGATTACCTACGCCTCGATCTCCGACATGCTCGAAGCACTCGGGCGCATGGAGACCGAGGTGGCGGCCCAGGCCGGCGCCGCTTCGAGCGTGCTCAAGCGCAGCTACGTGACGATCAACCGCCGATGAAGCGCACGATCCTCGATCGCGCCATCGGCTACTTCTCGCCCAGGGCCGAGGTGCGCCGCCTGCAGGCCCGCCGCTACGTCGAGGCGATGGCGGCCCGCGAGTATGCCGGCGCCTCGCACGGCCGCCGGTTCGGCGAGTGGATCACGGGCGGCAAGGACAGCGACGCCGAAGCGAAGACCGCGGCGCCGACCATGCGTGACCGGGCGCGCTCGCTCGTGCGCGACAACCCGTATGCGTCCGCGGCGGTCGAGGAATGGGAGCAGAACGCGGCCCCCATCGCGGTCCGCTCCCAGGTTGCCGGGGTGGCACCCGAGGCGGCCCGGCCGATCAACGACCGGATCGACTCGCTCTGGTACGAGTGGAGCCGTCGGGCCGACTTCAACGGCGTCACCGACTTCAACGGCCTGCAGAACATCATCGTGCGCGCGGTGCGTCAGGATGGTGGCGTGCTGGTCCGTCGGCGCCCGGTGCCGGCGAACGCCGGGATGGCGATCCCGTTCCAGCTCCAGCTCCTGGAGATGGACTACCTCGATACCAGCCGCGACCGGACCAAGCCCGAGGGCGGCTACATCAACGGTGGGATGGAGTTCGACTCCGACGGCCGCCGGATCGGCTTCTGGCTCTACAAGCAGCATCCCGGCGCCTCGGTGCCCTACGGCCGCAACGACAGGCCGGAGAGCGTGTTCGTCTCCGCCGACGAAATCCTGCACGTCTTCGACCCGCTTCGCCCCGGCAGCCACATCGGCGTCACCAGCTTCTCGACCGTCATCCAGAAGGCGCGGGACATTGACGGCTACGAGGAAGCCGAGCTGGTCCGCAAGCAGACCGAGGCTTGCCTCACCGCCATCGTCGAGGACATGGCGCCGGTCGAGGACACGGAGACCCTCGGGGCGCCCTTGAAGGACTCCGAGGGCAACGTGGTCGAGTCCTTCAACCCCGGCATGATCGCCTACACCTCGCCGGGTCGGCAGGTCCGGTTCAACCAGCCCGCCCCGGCTCCGGGGACGGTCGATTACCTGGCTTCCCAGCACCGCGGCATGGCGGCGGGCCTGCGCGTTCCCTACGAGCTGATGACCGGCGATCTGTCCCGAGTCTCCTTCATCTCGGGACGCATGGGCCTCATCAGCTTCCGGCGCGGGGTCCGGAAGTTCCAGAACAAGGTGATGATCCCGCAGCTCCTCGATCGCGTGTGGGACTGGTTCATCGCCTACGGGCAGGCGGCCGGCGTGATCCCGAACATGCGGGTGTGGGCGCGCTATACGCCGCCGCGCTGGGAGTCGATCCAGCCGGCCGAGGACGCCAAGGCCGACCTCATGGACATTCGGTCGGGCGCTCGAACGCTGCCCCAGGTCATCGCCGAGCGTGGCGGGGACTTTGCCGACCAGATCGGCGAGATCGCCGAAGCCAACAAGATGCTCGACGAACTCGAAGTCATCCTGGACAGCGACCCGCGCCAGCGGACCGCCAACGGTATGCCGGCGGATCAGCCCACCGAGCAGCCTGTCAACCCGCCCGAATCCCCGAGTTCAGATTCGGGCGCCCGAATTGTCGATCTCGGGAGCCGCCGATGAGCGAGCGCGAGCCTCGCGAGCACATCATGCAGTTCTTTGCCTTCGCGCACCTGCCGGAGCGCCTGCAGGTCGTGAGTCGTCCGTTTGGCGAGCTTGCCGAGCGCATCGTGGCGGAGCTGCCCCGCAACCCCGAGCGTACCGTGGCCCTTCGCAAGCTGCTGGAAGCGAAGGACGCCGCCGTGCGCGCCTTGCTGGCAGGACCCACATGATCTTCCAGTCCCCGCGCACCACGATGCTGACGGCCGAGAATATCCGCAGCGTCGGACCGCACGATCACCAGTGGATCGCGATCTTCCAGGACGCGACCGGCGAGGTCTACGAGGCGTGCGGCATCTGTGAGGCCCGCCGGGCGAAGTACGGCGCCCGGCACGACGCCCAGCGTCAGGACTGGTTGAACTACGAGGTCCCGCTGTTCCCCGAGCAGCGCGTGAACGCGGCGCCGGCCCCGAGCCCCGAGCCTGAGCCCGAGCCCGAGCCTGCGCCTGCGCCCAAGCGTGGCCCTGGCCGTCCGAGGAAGCCCCGATGAAGACCAAGATGCCCGCCCTCTACCGGGGCGACGTCTCCTTCCGGATCAAGAGCTGGAATGAGGAGCAGCGGACCGTCGACCTGATCTGGACCACGGGCGCCCGCGTCCGTCGTCGGGATTGGGAGGGCGAGTTCGACGAGGAGCTGGAGATCAGCGCCGAGGCGGTCGACCTGAGCCGCCTGAACAGCGGCAAGGCCCCGCTCCTGAACAGCCACGACGCCTTCACCCTCAACGACGTCATCGGCGTCGTCGAGGAGGCTTGGATTCAGGGTCCCAAGGGCCGGATGGAGGGGCGAGCCCGCGTCCGGTTCAGCGACCGCGATGAGGTGAAGCCGATCATCAAGGACGTGCGCGATGGCATCATCCGCAACGTCTCGGTCGGCTACTCCGTGCAGCGGTGGGAGAAGCGACAGGAAAAGGGCGATGACGTTCCAGTCATGCGCGCCGTCCGGTGGCTTCCGATGGAGATTTCGCTCGTTCCGATACCTGCCGACCACAATAGCTTTGTCAGGTCGGGCGAGCGGGATATGTTCGAGACCGAAATCGTCACTGTAGAGGAAGACGAAATGACCACGCGGCAGAACGCCGATACCGCGGAGTCGGCGGTCGCCGACGAAGTGGTCGATACCCAGCCCAATGTGGAGGACAAGGTCGAGACTCCGGCCGTCGTCGCGGCCGGGTCCGATCCCGCGATCGAGACTCGCGGCGCTTCGGTCCAGCCCGAGGCCCGCGAGCCGGCCACCGACGCCGCCGCCGACGCCGCCAATGCCGAGCGCGAGCGTTGCGCCGGGATTCTTCTGACCTGCCGCAAGCTGGGCCTGCCGCTGGAGCACGCCGAGCGGCTGATCGCCGACAAGACCCCTCTCGATCAGGCCAGGGCGAACCTGATCGACCTCAACGCCGCCCACGCACAAGGGACTGCCGTGACCAGCGCTTCTATGGTTCGCGACGGCGGCGAGACGCGCGCCCGAGCGATGATCGACGGCCTGCTTTTCCGCATCGGCCACACCTCCAAGCCCTCCGACGCCGCCCGCGAGCACGGCTACCAGCACACCCGGCTGGTCGACCTCGCCCGCGAGGTGCTGGAGGAGAACGGGGTCCGCACCCGCGGCCTCTCGCAGATGCAGGTCGCGGAGCTGGCGCTTCGCCCCGGCTACACCCGCATGAGCGGGGCGCTGCACACGACCTCCGACTTCGCCTACGTGCTGTCGAGCGTCATCAACACCACGCTCCGCGACGCCTACAATCAGGCGCCGGCCACCTTCCGCGCTTGGGCGCGGCGCGCGACCGCTCCGGACTTCCGGAACATCAACCGCGTGCAGCTCTCCGGCGCGCAGCGGCTGAAGCTGCTGGGTGAGCACGGCGAGTACCAGCGTGGCACCTTCACGGACTCGCAGGAGTCCTACCGGGTGTTCACCTACGGCCAGATCGTGGGGATCACCCGCCACATCGTGGTGAACGACTACCTCGACGCCTTCGGCCGCGTCCCGACCGCGCTCGCGCAGTCGGCGGCGTCCCTGGAGAGCGATCTCGTCTACGCGATCCTTCTCCAGAACGCGAACATGGCCGACGGCGTCCCGCTGTTCGCCGCCGGGCACGGCAATCTCGCTGGCACCTCCGGCCCGGTCGCCGTGGATACGCTGAACGAGGCGTATGCCGCGATGGCGATCCAGTCGAACGTCAACGGCAGCCCGATGGGCCTGTCCCCGACCTATCTGCTGAACCCCCCGGTCCAGCGCGCGACGGTCGAGAACATGCTCTCCACCCCGCTCACCCCGCGCACCCCGGATGATGGCGTTCCCGGGTACATGCGCGCCCTCACCCCGGTCACCGAGGCCCGTCTCCAGACCGGCATCACGATCGAGGGTCCCCAGGGTCCGACCACCATCGCGGGCAGCACCACCGCTTGGTACCTCCTGGCTTCCACCGGGATGATCGACACCGTCGAGTACGCGTACCTCGAAGGTAACGAGGGCATGTATACCGAGACCCGCAATGGTTTCGAGATCGACGGACTTGAGGTCAAGTGCCGCTTGGACTTCGGCGCGAAGGCGATCGACTACCGCGGCATGTTCAAGAACAACGGTTGAGGCCGGGATCAGTAGGGAAAAGCGCACGCTGATCTGAACAAGGACGTAGGACTATGGCTAAGAACTTCGTGCAGCCCGGTGACAACATCACCATCACCGCGGCTGCGGCAGTGAAGTCCGGCGAGGTCGTGATCGTCGGGCGACTCTTTGGCGTCGCGGTGGCGGACATTGCCGCCGGGCAGAAGGGCATCCTCCACCTGGGCGGCGTTTGGGACCTGCCCAAGAACACCGGGGCCGGCGAGGTCTTCGCCGAGGGTGCCGCGGTCTATTGGGACGCCACCAACAAGCGCTGCACCGTGACCGCAACCGGCAACACCGACATTGGGTCGTGCGTCGCCGCGGTGACGGTCAACACGGTCGCGACCGTTCGCGTCCGTCTCAACGACTGATCGCAGCTCTAGCCGACGGACTGAACGATGCTGACACGAATCAGCGTGATCCCCGCGGGGCAGTCCGTCGGCGACGGCGTGCTCCTGAGCATGTCGCGGATCGTGGGCGTCACGATGCCCGCGGCATGGGACCCGGCCACCCTGGGCTTCGACGTGAGCCACGACGGCGCCGTCTGGTACCCGATGCGGGACGGCGTGACGAACATGGTCACGCAGGAGCTGGCCTACGACGCCCCGGTGGGGTCCTACTTCGGCGTCGATATCAACCTGTTCGTCGGACCCAAGTTCATCCGCGTGCGATCGGGCATCTTCGGGGCCACCATCCCGCAGACCGCGCCGCGCCAGATCATCCTTTCGTACCTGCCGCTGCTGGCTTGACCGACCTCGCCATCTTCTCGACGGCCCTTGCGGACATTCAGTCCCGCCTCGGGGCGGAAGGCTGGCTCACCAGGGCCGACGGCAGCCGAAACCAGGTCCGGCCGATCATCTCCTGGCCCGAGCTGGGCGAGCTGGCCGGCGAGGCGCCCGTCTCGCTCGACAACCGCTTCGTCGACCTCACGGCGGCGGACGCGGCGGCGACCAACGACCTCGTGACGGTGGCCGGAGAGACCTGGATTCTCTCCGGCGAGCCCCGTCCGGACCTTCTCGGGCTCGGCGTGCGCTGGATCGGCGTGCCTTTGGGCTTCGTTCCGCCCTTCACGGTCGCCTACCACCCCGACGGGTACCCCCTGGTCGCCTTCGATGGCGACGAATGGGGTCCGATCCCGTGAGATTCGCGCTCCAGGTCTCCGGAAGGCTGGCGGAATCGCTCCGGGAGCGCGGCTTGGCCGTGCAGGACGCCGCCAACGCGGCCGTGGTGCGCCAGACCAGCGAGACCCTGGGCGAAATGAGGGTCCAGGTCGCATCCAGGCTCAGCGTTCGGGCGTCGAACGCGCTCCGGCAGCGCCGTTTCACCAATCCGTCCACGGTCGGCCAGGGCGACGTGGTCGGATTCATCAATTCGGCATGGTTCCGGCAGAGCCGCAGCGGCGGCGGCCGGATCGACCTGTTCCGGTCCTTCGAGACGGGCATGACGATCTACCCGACGGCCGGAAAGCGGACCCTGGCGATCCCGCTGCCCCAGGCTTACGCGGTCGTCGGCGGTCAGGCGAAGGGTGCGCCCGGCCGCGGTCGCAAGAGGCCCACGGTCGCCAGCGTGAAGCAGGCGCTGGGGCCAGAAGCCAAGCTGTTCGTGCTCGAACGGCCCGGCCGGACACCCTTGCTCGCCGCGAGCGGCGTCGCTGTGAGTCAGAGCACGCGCGGGCGCGGCAAGATCAAGGCGCGCGGCTACACCACGAGGAAGGGCACCCGGCGGTACCGCAAGGCGTACCAGGGCGAGCCGATCCCGCTGTTCGCACTGCTGCGCAACTCGCGCCTGCCGAAGAAGCTGGATTTCGAGCGCACGCGGCAGCGCGAGGGCGTGGCCCTGGGTGAGAAGTTCATCCAGGAGCTGGCGCGCAGGCGCGTCTGATGGCGATCACCCGTCGCGAGCTGGTGCTGCGCGCCATCACCGACCTCATCGCCGCCGTGCCCGAGTTCGCCACGGTCGAGCGCAACCCGGTTTGGGTCAACAAGATGCCGCCCCTGCCGGCGGCGGCCGTCTATGACGGGCCGGAGCGCTCGCAGGATCAGAACTCGCGCGACCAGCAGATCACGACCTCGGTCCAGATCGAGGTGCTGGTCAGCCAGAAGTCGCTGCTGGAGACCACGGTCGACCTCAACGCCAAGATGGGTCTGGTCCAGCAGGCCGTGGCCGTCAGCCAGACCCTGGGCGGGCTCGCCTACCGAATCCGCTACATCGGCTGCGACCAGCCCGAAATCCCCGACCTCACCGCATCGCCCTGCGAGGGGCGGTTGTCGATCAACTTCGAGATCGACCGTCTGCAGACCTACGCCTCGCCCTACCAGTAGGACCGTCAATCATGAGTCAGTTCCCGTTTCTGAACCGAATGGTCCTCGCCAAGATCGAGACCACCCCTGGCGAGGACTCCCTACCGACGCCTCTGCTGAATGCTGTGCTGGTCGAGAACCCGAACAGCGGCACCACCCTCAACAACGTCGAGACCAATGAGGTGACCGGCGCGCTCGACGCACGCGCACCGCTGCCCGGCTCGGCGAACCAGAACTTCACGGCGCGGGTCTACGTCCACGGCTCGGGTACGGCTGGCACGGTGGCGCCCGAGGTCGACCCGTTCCTGCGCGCCTGCGGCATGACCCCGACCGCGCTCACGGCGGCGGTCACGGGCGTGGCGGCGGACGCGACCGCCAGCACGATCCAGCTCCAGGGCACGGCCTCGGCGGTCGACGAGTTCTACCGCGGGATGCCGATCACCATCACGGCTGGCCCCGGCCTCGGCCAGACCAGGATGATCTACAGCTACAATGGGACCACCAAGACCGCGATCGTGGTCCCCGACTTCACCGCCGGCAGCCTGCCCGACGACACCAGCGAGTATGAGATTCCGCCGAACCACAGCTACCGGCCGGTCTCGACGGGCATCCCGACGGCCACGATCTACGAGTACCTGTTCCCGACGGACAATGGCGACGTGGTCCTGCGCAGGCACACGGGCGCCGCCGGCACTTTCACCGCGACCTGGGCGCCCAATGAGGCTCCGGCCTTCGAGTTCACGATGACCGGCTCGCTGAATCTGCCCCAGGACGTGCCCCAGGCCGGCATCGCCAAGCCCGACTACCAGGACACCCGCCCGCCGCCGTTCCTGGACGCCCTGTTCGTCCATCTCGACGGCGTGCCGATCGCGCTTTCGAGCCTGTCCTACGACGCGAACAACACGGTGACCCAGGTCCCGAACGCGCTGCAGGAGTTCGGTCTCGATATCTCGGTCATCACGCGGCGCCGCTCGAACGGCTCGCTGCAGTCCGGCCTGTTCCGGCAGGCGGAGCGCGACGTGTTCGACTCGTGGAAGAATGGGACCGAGAGCGACATGGTCGTCATGTACGGCTCGCAGCCCGGCAACCGCATCGCCATTCTGGTCGACGCCATGGTGTTCAACGGCGCCACCGACCAGAACTTCAATGAGCTGGTCTACGTCGACACGCCCTATGCGGTGAATCGGGAGAACGCGGGCATCACGATTACCTTCTACTGATCCAGCCGATGATTCGTGACCCCAAGGTTCCGTTCCCGTTCAAGCCGCGCGAGGACGGGCCGACCTATCTCCTGCGCGTGCCCACGGTCGCCGATCGGGTCCGGTTCCGCCGGTCCCGCGTGGCGGCCGGCGCCCGGCGCTGGTCCAACATGGCCCTGGTCAGGATCGCCCGTGAGGGCGTGACGCGCTTCCTGCCCGACGACCGGGGCAATCTCGCCCGTGAGGTGCTGACGACCTATCTGCACGAAGCGAGCGAGGCCCTGGCCCATCGCGAGCGCAACCCCGGCATCGCCGCCGACAACGCCTTTCTTGAGGCGGTCACCTTCGGCGTCGACATGCTGCGGCTCTTGAACCTGATCGCCGAGAACGATCGCGAGTTCGCCCAGGCGTGCGGCGACAACGTGGTTCATGACGAGATCGTCGGTCAGGTGGCCGCCCGCATGTTCCTGGTGGGCTGGGATCGCCCCGAGCCCTTCGAGAAGGACCTCGAAGGCCCGAGTGAGTCGACCCTGGCGATGATCCCGACCGCCGACTTCGAGGCGATCGGCCGCGAGATCATGCCCCTGGTCGAGCCCGGCGAGGCGCGAATGGGAAACTCGCCCTCGCCGTCCTCAACGCCCTCGAAGGAAGCCGAGTCTTCGTCGGCTGGGACCGGTTCACGCCGGAACGGCCGCTCGAAGGCCGCGACCGGGACGGCCACTGCCTGACATGGCTGCGCGGGCAGGGCGACCTCTGGCCCGATGCCGATACCCTGGGCGCGCTCGGCTGGCGCGACCTATGGGAGCGCTACCGGGTGCTGCGCGTCCACCCCGCCTACGTCCTGGACGATGAGGATCACGGGCTGGTCGACATTTGGGCCGCCTACCGCCGCGACAGCATGGGCGGCCAGGGCTTCCTGCCGTTCGGCGGCGGCTTCGCCGAGCAGCCGAGCGCGCTGATGGCGGCCCTGCAGGCGATGAACGCTGCTGAGGGTCAAATCCGCAAGCGGATGAAGCGCTGATGGCGACGACCTCGAACACGGTTGCGGTTCGTGTCGCGGTCGAGAATATCGAGAAGTCGCTGGGCCTTCTGCGCAACCTGGGCGAAGAAGGCCAGCGTGAGTTCGACCGGCTCACCAATGCCGCCAACCGCACGGCCCAGGCGGTCGACGTCGCCTCGAAGGCGATCGAGGAAGCCGGCACTGGCGCCCGGTCGTCCTCAAGGACCCTGCGCGAGTTCGGCGAGTTCGCCCGTCAGGCCGGCTTCCAGGTCGGCGACTTCGCCGTCCAGGTCACGAGCGGCACCGATGCGCTGGTAGCCCTCTCGCAACAGGGCTCGCAGCTCGCGGGCTCGCTGGGCGTGTTCGGCAACACGCTGGGCATCGTGGGCGCCGCCGCTGGCGCCTTGGGCGCGGTGCTGGCCGGCACGATCCTCTACTTCCGCCAGCTCGAAGACGCGGCGGCTGAGACGCCGACGGCGCTCGACGACTTCATCGACGCGATGGATGAGGCGAAGGACAAGGCCGAGGAATACCAGCAAGCCCTGGATGGAGCCTCGGGCGCCACCCGCACGCTGATCGCGGAACTGGCAAAGCTCGACAAGGAGCAGATCGACGAAGCCACCGCCGCGGCGGGCGACAACATCGCCGAGGTTCTGCAGGGCCTGAATCTCCGCGACCTTCTCAAGAACAGGACGCCCGCCCCCGGCCAAGTCGCCAATCCCGGCGGGCTCATCAACCTGACGCAGCTCGCCGAGCTGGAAGCCGCCGCAGAGTCCAATGCCGACGCCCTGCTTGCGCGCGTCGAGACCCTGGTCAGGGCGGGTGACAGCGAGGGGATCACAGAACTTTTCGTTGAACTCGACAGGGTCAACAAGGTCAGCCGCGAGACCATCAACACCCTGGTCGAGCTGGCGAACGCGAGGAAGGCGCTAAACGAGGGCACCGATCCGAACCGGATCATCTTCGGCAGCAGCCGCGATCCCGTCGCTGAGCGGCAAGAGCGTCAGGAGATTCTGGAAGGCCAGCGTGAGGCCGACGCGGAGCGGCAGAAGCTGGAAGACCAGCGCCTGACCGATCTCCAGACCCAGGTCGCCGCCGAGCTGCAGATCGTCGAGCGCGCCGAAAAGGCGAGGCGCGATCTGGAGCAGCAGCGCCTCGATTTCACCATCCGCAATCTCGATGAGGAGGTTGCCGCCGCCGACAAGGCGGACAAGGACAGGGCGAAGCTCGACGAAGATCGTCTTGAGCAGACGCTTCGTACCTTGAACGAAGACCTCAAGGCATTCGAGGACGCGCAAGACGAGAAGGCCAAGATCGCCGAGCGCGCCGCCCGCGAGGCCGAGCGTCAGGCCGGCGTGGACAACAAGGCGATCACGATCGCCGAGTTCGAGGCCGACGCGGCTCGCCGGCTGGCCGAGGCCAACAAGGTCAGCGAGGAATCCTACCGGCAGGTCAAGATTCAGATCGACGCCGAGCGGGACTCGCTCGAAGCATCCTTCAACGTCACTGGCGCCGCGCTAGTGCAGATCAGGCGCTTCAATCAGCTCAAGGCCGAGCAGGAGCTGATAACCAGGGCGACCACCGAGGCGCGAGATGAGGAAACGCGGCGCCTCAAGGAATACAACCAGGAGTTCGCGGAAGCCGAGCGCGAGGCGGATGCGGCTGCGGCCGGCGTAAGGGCCGACCAGGAGGCCGAGGCCCAGCGGATCGCGAAGCAACAGGCCGACATTCTGGCCCAGCCCTTCCGCGAGCTGACGGCGGAGATCGCCGGGGTCTTCTCCGACACCATCTCGACCGCACTGACCGACGCCAGCAACTACGATTTCAGCGACGTCGCTTCGAGTTTCGCCGACGCCATGGTCAACGCGGTCAGCGGCATCGGCGGCGCGCTGATCGCGGCACCCGTGAACGCCGCCATCGCGCAGATCGCGACCCAGGCGGCCCAGCCCGGTCAGAGCCTGGGCGGCGCTGCGCTGAACTTCGCCAAGCAGAACCCGACCCTGGCCGCGGGCGCCGCTGGCGTCGTCGGCGGCTCACTGATCGCCCAGGCGACCGGCGGCAGCGGCAAGTTCGGCGCGCTGGGCGGCGGCCTGGGGGCCGCTGGCGGCTTTGCGGCCGGCACCGCCCTGGCTCCGATACTCCTGGCGACGCCGCTCGCGCCTCTGGCCCCCTTCGCGCCCTACATCGGCGCTGCGATCGGTGGTGCCGGCGGCGGGTTCCTGGGTGGGTTGCTTGGGTCCGAGAACGACCTGGGCAACGACCGCTCGGCCCAGGTCTACAACAGCCGGCGCGGCCGGATCGTCTACTCGGACGAGTCGTTCAGCCAGGAGAACCGCAACGTCACGCAGGGGATTCTGAGCGAGGTTCAGACCCTGCAGGAAGCCCTGAGCGACCTGGGCGGCGCCATTTCCGGGTTCTCCTTGCGCGTCGAGGCCGGGAACAAGAGCGGAATCACGGTCAACGGGAAGCGCTATCCGGATGCTCAGACCGCGCTTCAAGCGTCCTTGGAGGAGCTGCTGGGCAGCACGACCGGTCTTTCGGCGACTGAGCAGACCATCATCGCCAACACTCAAGGCCGGACCGGGCAAGAGATCGCGAAGGACCTTTCCTTCGCCGATACCTACGACCAGCTCACCTTCACGGGGAACGCCTACCGGAAGTCGGTCGACGATCTGAATGCGACCTATGCGGATGCGATCCGCGAGGCGCAGCGTCTCAAGCTGAACACCGACGCCCTGGTGGCGAGCCAGCAAAAGCAGCTCGATATCCTGGCCTTCCAGTACCAGCAGGAGCGCGACGGGCTCGTGCTGCAGCTCAGGCAGATCAAGGGCGAGCAGAGCCTGGGTCTGCAGCTCGATCTCTTGAATGAGCAGATGCAGGACCTCGCGCAGCAGGCGATCGAGCTGGAAGTCCCGCTCAATCTCGTCACCGAGGCGCATGAGGCCGCCGCCCAGGCGCTCATCAAGGCGCAGCAGGAGCTGATCCGGTCGACCGAGGAGCAGGAGCGGGCGCTGGAAGGCCAGCTCGAATCCCAGGTCCGGTCGGTCCAGGACCTGTTCTCGAACTGGATCGACCCGCTCAGGGAAGTCATCGCGAACGACAACACGATGAGCCCCTTGGGTCAGATCGCCCAGGCGCGCAGCCGCTTTCGCGAGACTGCGGCCCTGGCCGAGTCGGGCGATTTGGAGGGGATCGAGGGGCTCGCGGGGGCGGCGAGCGAGCTGCAGGACCTCGCCGGCCGCTACCTTGGTGCGGCGGGTGCGGCCGACATTCGCCGCGAGATCGAGGGTAGGGTCGGCTCGCAGTTGGACGTCCTCGAACGGCAGCGTGACGAAGCGCTCGCGTCGATCCCGCAGGTCCAGCGGGAGACCGCGGCCTCCGTCATCGCCTCCAATGTCGAGAACACCAACCGGATCGTCGAGGAGTTGCGCCGCCTGCGCTACGACCTCGACGCCATGCGCAGGGCGGCGGCGTGATTCTCCAGCAGAAGCCGGACCGCCGCAGCGGTGCGCTCGCTGATCCGCTGGTCGCCTTTCTCCCAGCGGCGGACGGTGCGCCCGCCGTGGGCGCCCAGCCCGATCGCGCGGCCGAACTTGTCGGCCGAAAGGCCCAGCGTCAGCCGGGCCTCGCGGATTTCGTCCTTCGTCATGCGGGCGCCCTCGTGTCCATCTCGATCCGCTCCCCCCTCAGCTCCTCGATCCGGTTGCGCGTCCTGGTGAGGTCCTTCGCGTGGCTGTTGTGGACCTGGACGAACAGCGCCTCGGCATCCTCGTGCGTCATCTCCCTCTTGAGCCTGACGGCGTTCTCCAGGCGCCGGGCGATCCAGCCCTCCTTGTCGGCCAGCATGTCGGCCATGGCCTTCTCGCATTGAGCGGCGGAGCGCTCCAGCCGGTTGATGATCCGGGTCTTGGCGCCCTTGCTCGCCCGCAACTTCGCCTCGACGCTGGGCGCCGGGCGGGATTCGACGTCCAGGGCGACCACCCGAACGGTCTCCTTGCCGCGGACCATGCTGTGCTTGCGCAGGGCATCCGCGGCGCGCATCGCGGCGGCGTGCGTGCCGTGGAAGGAGCTGGCGAACCAGCCGGTCGGGCTGTTCTTGGCCGTGAAGACGACCGCATGGCTGTAGGAGCGCTCGGTGGTGCGGGTCCCGGCGATCACGCCGTCGACTCGGGCGGTGTAGCGAACCTTCATTTGATTCCTCCTAGGGTGCAGCACCAGTGTGCTGAGGCATACATAGGGTGCCACACCCTATACGGTCAAGTGGGAATCTCACCATGACCACGAACGCCGTCATCGGCTGGCTCGACCGCGTGGTGGCCGGTTCGGTCACCGCTTCCTCGGAGTGGCCGGGCGGCCCGGCCGTGAACGTCCAGACGGCCCATCCCGGCCAGCAGTGGATCACCGACGGAACCCCGAACGCCTCGATCGTGGTCGACTTCGGCGGGCCGGTCCCGATCGACGCCGTCTATCTCGGCAACCACAACATCAACGTGGGCGGGAACTGGCGGGTGAGGCTCAGCCTCACGGATTCGACCGGCACCTTGGGCGAGGTCTACGACAGCGGCCTGAGCACGCGCGGCATCAGCACGCGCTACGCGCTGGCGCTCGAAATCCTGCCCGCGCAGGTGACCGCCGCCTACCTGCGCGTCGACCTGTTCAACAACGCCGCGTCCGACCTTCGGGTGGGGCGCCTATGGGCTGGCGAGCTGTTCCGCCCGAGCCGCAATTTCCAGTTCGGCGCCCGGCGCCCCTTCAACGATTTCAGCAACAGGGAGCAGGGTAGTCAGGGGCAGCAATGGGTGATGGCCGGCGCCGTACAGCGCGCGGTGAACATCACCTTTCCGGCGATCCCGACCAGTGAGGCACAAGAGTTCGGCGAACGAATCGCGATGGAGGCCGGACTCAGCAGCGACATTCTCTTGTGCCTTAATCCCGATGCCGTCGATCTCGGCCGCGAGACCTTCTTCGGTCTGGCCGAGGAGCTGGCCCCCTGGGAAATGGCCTTTCCCGGGTATGAGACCACCGGGTATCGTATCACCCACAGGCTTTGATCCTCGAACCCATCGGCGTTGCCGGTTTCGTTGGCTCGACGCGGCTCGCAATACCGCCGCGCACGCAGGCCGTGCTCGAATCCTCGGGCCGGGTCGGGCTCGCGTGGCTTTTGGAGATGGACCCGGTCTACCGCCAGACGGGCGTCGTCTCGACGTCCGTGATCGGCGGGTCCGGGATCGACCCCCTGGGCATCTCGGGCATCTCGCAGCCCTACACGCTCACCCGCACGGTCGCCGTCCCTGCGCCCACCCGGCGCTACGTCAGCACGGCCGAGGGTCTGGCCGATATCGAGGGCTGGATCGAGCCCCTGGTCAACGTGGGTGACCTTCGGGTGCGCCGCGAGCTGCCGGTGACGGGTGAGCGGCTGAGCGGATTCGTGGCCGCCACGTCCGCGCGCATCTACCTGAGCGGCAAGGAAGGCCAGCTCGACGATCTTCTGACCCAACAGGTGATGCGCGACCGGCCGGTGCGGCTGAGTTCGGCGATCACCTCGCGCTCGCCACAAGGTATCGAGAGGGCGCCGCCGCGCGACCAGTTCGGCCTCGTGTTCGCCGGCCGCGCGACGGACGTCCAGATCAGCAACGAAGACCGGGTCCAGGTCTTCATGGCTGACGATTTCAGCCGGCTCGATCGCTCGATCCAGCAGAACCTCTACACCGGAACTGGCGGCCTGCAAGGCGATGAGGCGGTGGCCGGCAAGCCCAGGCCGCTCGCCTACGGCGTGTGCTTGAAGGCGGCGCCGACCCTGATCGACCGCCTGCGCGGCATCTTCCAGGTCCACGACGGCGCCTACGTCACCATCAGGGTCTACGACCGCGGCGAGCCGCTGCAGCCGGTGGCTGAGGTTCAGACTTACGAGGAGCTGGAAGCCCTCACGACCGAGGGCGAGGTTGACGAGCCCGACATTCCGGCGGGCTTCTATGCCGCCTGCCGCCCCCTCGGGCTGTTCCGCATCGGCGGCGCCTACAGCGTGGTCACCGTGGACGTCGAGGGCGACGGCCTGCGCGACGGTCTGGTCGGCTACACGGGCAACGTCCTCTACCTCGGCGGCGTCGGCTACGCGGTGCCCGGCTCCAACACCTTCAACCGCTATGCCGGCGGCATGATTCTCCGCATCCTGCGGACCAGGGCGTCGTTCGCCGCTTCCGAGATCGACATTGATCGCATCCGGGAGTTTGACGACACCTTCCCCTACGAGGTCGGCATCTTCATCGGCTCGGACCAGCGCCCGACCGTGCGTGAGGTCTGCACCCGAATCTCGGACAGCGTGAACGCGGTGATCCTGCGTAACCGCGTGGGCGCCATCTTCCTGCGCGCCCTGGAGAGTCCGGGCGGTTCGAGCACGATCAAGGGGACTCAGCTCAACATCGGCCCCGGCGGCGTCGAGCGGCTGGCACTGCCGTGGGGCGCCCCATGGAACACGGTCCAGGTTCGCTATGCCCGCAACTGGCGGCCCCTGACCGTTGACGAGACCTCGGCGGCTCTTGCCCAAGAGGAGGCCGCCGAGGTCCAGCGCGAGACCTCGATCACCAGCGCGACCGACGAGTCGATGGCGCAGCTCGTGCCCGACCGCCAGCCGCTGGAGATCGACTCGATCCTGGTCCGCAAGGCCGACGCCGAGGCCGTCGCCCAGGCGATCTTGCGCTTCTACAGCCCGATATGGGCGCTCTACCGCGCCCGGCTGCGCGGCATCCCGTTCCGCGCCGACGTCCTGTCGAACGTCGTCATCACCTACCCCCGCCACGACCTGCGCAACGGCAAGGGGCTCTTGGTGCTGGCGATCGACGAGCAGCCGGGAATCCAGTCCACCGAATTGCTCCTGGTCGGGTAATCATGGCGAAGCTCTTGGTGAGCGGCGTTCGCGCCACGACGACGATGACGGGCACCGGCAGCTATGGTGTGACGCCCGGCACGCCTTTGGTCAGCGTCGCCAACTGGCGGCAGTTTGCCGAGCTGGCCGACGGCGATCAGACCCTCATCACGGCAATCGCGGCCGACGGCACCTTCGAGACCCTTTGGGCCACCAAGTCCGGCGGGTCGGCGCCGATCCTCGCGCGCACCGAGATCAAGGCGCAGTCGAACGGCTCGAAGAACCCGGTCGATTGGGACCCCGGCACGCCGCTGACGATCTACACCTCGCTGGCCGGCGAGGAAGCGGTGGCCCTGAGCGTCCCCAATCGCTGGCTCGCCCACCAGAACATGGGCGACTACCGCCTGCAGTTCGGCGACGGCACCGGCTATATCTTCGCGCCCGTGGCGTCCGGCACGCTCTACACCGTGGTCGGCGGCGCCCTGGCGACAATCGTCACGCCGCGCACCACGCGAATCGTCTACTCGGACGATGGCGCCGCTGCCGGCCCCTACTTCCAGCTCCAGCGGATCACCAACAGCCCGACCGAGGGCGACGTTATCGGCGCCATTCAGTGGCTCGGCCGCAACCCGTCCGGCGCCGACGTGATCTACGCGCAGTTCCAGTCCATGATCTGGACCAATGCGACGGGGAATCACGACGGCCAGTTCCAGATCGACGTCGCGAAGGACGGCAATCTTCAGACGATGATCCTGGCCCGATCCAGCAACTTTGGGTCGGAGATTTTCATCAATCCTTTCGACGGCCAAGGCGATGTTATCATCAACAAGGGCGTCCAGGGGTTCAGTCTCAACGGATTTGAGTTCTACAATAGCGAGTTCTTCTGCACCAATACCAATGCTGGTCAGATCAACTGTAATCGCCGCGGCAGCGACGGTGTTCACATCGGTTTCTTCCGCGATGATCTGATCCAGGGCTACATCGCGACCACCAACGGCACGACATCGCTTGTCGGCGCCACGCTTTCCCATCAGAGCAATTGGGCCTTTCCCTTCGAGGGCGATGAGGACGATCTCCTGGGCACCGTGGTGTGCTCGACGCCCGACATGCTCGCCGACGGTGCTGCGCGCCATCCCCTGGTCCGCCTGTCCGACCAGCCGGGTGATCCCGAGGTCTACGGCGTGGTCTCCGGGGTCAGCGAGATGACGCTGCCCGACGGCAGCACGATGCGGCACCTGCTGATCGAGGACACGGGCGCCGGGCGGATCAAGGCGGTCGGGCCGATCAGGCCCGGCGACCTTCTGGAGACCTCGACGATCCCCGGCGTGGCCCGTGCGCAGGGCGACGATCTGCGGCGCGCTTCGACGATCGGCAAGGCGCGACAACCGGTGCCAAGCGGCGAGACTCGCCTGATCGCCTGCGCGTTGGGCTCCTGAGATGGCGGACGAGGTCGACTTCGACTTCATGCGCAACTGGCCGCCGGATTCGGCGGTCGAGCTGCGCCCCTCCGACCATCGCGGCATCAACGGCCTTGTCGCCGACCGGATCGAGGGGGCGCCGACCCTCACCGACATGGGCACCCGGCGCAGCCGCGTGCTCGTGGTGCGCGATGACGGCCAGGGCTTCACGATCATCGGGCTGCTGGCGACCGAGGCCGACTTCGGCAACATGCCGGTCGGCGGATTCAAGCCTCGCTCGGTTACCGAATCGGCCAGCTTCGCGCTCACCGATGAGGAGCATGGCGGCAGCGTCGTCTGGTACCGCGGCGTGGGGCCGGCAACCGTTTCGGTGGCGATAACCGGCGATCCGACGACCGGGGTCAGCAGCGGGTTCCGCTGCGAGGTCCGGCGGGCCGTCGGCGCGGGCGCGCTGCAGTTCCTGCTCTCGACGCCTTTGGTGAACGCCAACCCCAACGGCGACACCAGGGTCCAGGCCAGACGCCCGGTCGTGGTCTCAATCGACGGCAACGACGCCTACCTCGACGCCTACACCTCGCCCTGATGCTGTTCGCCATCGCTGACCCCGATCAACGGCAGGCGCCGACCGAGTGGCTGAGCTGGGCCATGGGGCGCAGCGTGATCGACGTCACCGACGGCTCGCCGGATGACGGCGATCCGCTCACGCTCCTGAGCGACACGAGCCCGGCGGCGGCCGATGCGACTCAGACCACGGTCGCCAACCGGCCCATCTGGCGCACCGCCACCTTTCCGGGCCGGGGCGCCGCCGAGGTGACCGCCGCAAGGCACCTGCAGGCGACCCCGCCCAAGGACCTGACCTGGGTTCTCGTGGTTTGGGACGGCGGTCTTCGCGGCGTCCTCGCCCGCGACACCTCGGCCACCACGAACCTGCCCGCGTTCTCCCTCAGCGTGACCGAGGACTTTGGCTGATGAGCCAGTTTCCCAACAGCCTCTTTTCGACCCCGATCGCCTACACCATCGGCTTGGGCGGCCTCACCGCCGGCTCGTCTGTTCTCGGCTCGACGGTCATCAACAATGCCGACAACAACACGACCAAGTTCGACAGCATCTGGATCGAGATCACCCTGACCTCGATCAACCCTTCCGCATCCACGCCGATCATCGAAGGGCAGTTGATCCCATCGTTTGATGGGACGAACTACATCTCGGTGGGCGGCTCCGTATTTCCGCCGGCTGGCAGGGCGTCGCCCTACGACTTCTGCTATATCGACCAGGGCGCCTCGGCGAAGCGGGCCTCGCTTCTGTTCGTCAACTGCCAGCCGGTTCGCTACCGGCTTCTGATCCGCAACAGCACCGGAATCGGGTTTGCCGCCAGCGGTCACACCGTGACCTGGGCCGGCAATCTTCGCGAGACCCGCTAAGCCTTGCGGCCCTCGCGCATTGGCCCCTTCCAGTTCCGGGGCCGGACCTTCGTCGACAATGACGGCTACGCCATGGCGGATGCCGGGATCGCCGCCAATGCCGCGGGTGGCGCCGGCCTGATCGCTTGCTGGCGGCCGACCACGAGCCGCCCGCGCGCCTTCTCCATGGCCGTCACGGGTGCGGCGCAGCATGTCGGCTGCGGCCTGAGCGCTACCGGCAGCTTCTTCCAGGTCATCAATTCGGCCGGCGCCGCGGCGGTCAGCACGATCGCCCCGGCGCTGAACCGAACTCACGTCGCCTTCGCCTTCTGGTCCGGCCCGACCAACATCGCCGTCGCGGTCAACCATATCCAGACGCTGCAGAGCGTACCCACGCCCGGCGTGAGCCTGTTCGCGACCACCTCCCTGTGCGTCGGGACGAACGATCAGGCCAGCGGCTCGCGCGGCGACTTCATCGGGCAGATGTTCTGGATCGGCTCCCTGAGCGCGGTTCCGCCCCTGGGCATTCTGCACGCCGTCCTCTCGCAACAGGCGCCGCCCACAGCCCTGGCGCCCTGGCTCGTGCGGCTCGTGCCTTTCATGGGGACGGAGCCCGAGCGGTGCTTTCTGACCCGGCGGCGCATGGAGCCGAACTCCGGCGCTGCCGCCGTCACGGCGGAGACCATCGCAGCGCCGCGCGTGCAGCTCGTGCCGCCCCCGCTCGACGACGCCCTGGGCCGGCTGACCAAGCGCTACGCCTTCACGGTCAGCTACGGAGGCGTGAGCCAGACCATCTCGGCGACCGCAGACGCGGCCCTGGCTGCGGATGCGGTGCTCTTGAAGGTGCCCGCCGGGACCGACCGGACCATGGGCATCTCGCTCAACGGCAGCCCGCTGGTGACGGTCGACCTCCCGTCCGACGCCAATCCGCAGACGGGTCCGCTCGTCATGGGCACCACCCTCAACGCCGGCCTTCCGGTGAGCGATGCGGATCAGGGCGCCTTCATGGCGGTCCTGGCATCCTCCGACCAGGACGGCACGGTGGGCGACCGCCTGATCGCGGATGCGCGCTATCTCCTGGCCCCGGTGGCGCCGGGCTCCACGATCACCGGCCCCGTCGCCACCGATCTCGCGGTGGACCTCTCGGCCATCATCAAGGACCCGGCCGGCGAGGGCTACACGGTCGCCCTCGGAGCGGCGGATGCCGGCCTGACCGCCGTGCTGGACGGGACTGTTCTCCGGTACCGCGGCGAGGCCCCGGGCACCTATCGGGTGCCGGTGATCTTCGACAGCCTGCATCCGCTGCAGCCGTCGACCACCGTCAACCTCTCGGTCCGACTGACACAGACCGGCGTCACCTTCGCCAACGGCTACCGCTACCGTCGCAAGGTCACCCGGTCGGTAAAGTCCACGGTCCCTGCCGGCAACCGACTCCGCTTTCCGGTTCCGATCCGGATCAACGCCCAGGATTGGGCTCGATCGACGCTGAACGGCGGCAAGCTCGAAGTCGCGAGTGCCATTGACCTGCGCGTCGAGGACCTCGCGGGCAACCTTCTGGACTTCGAGCTGCGACCGGGTAGCGACCTCGCCACCGGCACGCACGCGCTGGTGGTCAAGCGCGACACGAACCCCGCCACGGTCGACGAGTTCTGGCTCTACTACGGCGCCCACGTGGGCGTGACGCCCGAGGCGCCCGAGGACACCTATCCCGACTACTACTACATCTATCGCGGCGGCACGGACTCGCGAAACCCGGCCAACCCGACTCGCCCCTGGGTGGTGGATGGCGTGGCGACGGCGCCCGGACTCATCGGTCAGGCCGGCGATTTCAGCGACGCCAACGCCGAGGTTTCGTTCTCCGACGGCAGCAACCTGAGCGGGGTCGACCGGCTCGACATTGTGCTGGTCATCAAGCGCCCGACCGCGACCGGCGAGAACTATGGCCCGCTCGGGATCGGCGACCTCTCGACCGAGGCGACGTCCTCCCTTTCGGTGCGCGACAGCACCAGCTCGACCACCACCAACGACGCCATCCGGATCGTCATCAACACCACGGGCGGGCGGGCGGCTTGGCGCAGCCCCGCCGGATTCTCGGCCACCACCGAGTGGCAGGTGATCGGCGCCCACTGGCTCAGCGGCGACACCGCCGGCATCGTGGTGCATATCGACGGCAATCTGGTTGCCAGCGCCCAGGCAAACCCCTCGATCACCGGCCAGACGGTGATCTCCGGCCCGGTGATTATCGGCGCCAGCGGCGGCGCCGGGGTCAACGGCCACTTCCCCGGCCTGATCGACGAGATCAGGATCGGCAAGCAGTGGCGCACCCCGTCCTGGCGCCAGCTCGAATATCTCTCCTTCGTCGACCAGGACTTCGTGACCCTCGGCCCCGAGGAGGTCCCGGCCGCGGTCGACGATCAGATCGTGACCCAGCCCGACGCGGTGACCGCCACCTATGTGGCGGGCGGCTCGATCGAGATCGACGTGCTGGCGAATGACGAGCGCTCGCCGCCGAACGACCTTCTGCCGCTGATCGTCCAGAACCCGACGCTGACGGGCGATGGCATCTGCATCGTCCGCAACAACCGGCTGCTCTACACCTATCCCGAGTCCTTCCGGGACGGCGGCGCGGTCAACGGAACCTACGAGGTCACGGACGGCACGCTGGTCGGCTACGGCACATGGTCGGCAACGATCGAGCCCGAGGGCGGCGGTGCGGTCGACACCAACCAGGACCTGTTCGACAACCCCTTCGGCTTCATGGCGTTCTGCCATCGGCCGATCGGCGATAATGTCCAGTACGGCGTTCCGCCGGGCACCCTGAATCCGAATGTCGCGAACCCGGTCTACGACCTCGGCAAGCCCGGCGAGCGCGGTCGGGTGGCCGACATTGGCGGCATCATTCTCGGTACCAGCGGCCAGGGCCAGAAGCGCAAGTTCCGGCTTCTGTCCGACACGCCCAGCAAGACCATCGTCCACAACGGCGAGGGCAGCGGTCGCAACCTGCCGCACACCGGGCCGATCTCACCGCCCGGCGGCGACATTCAGTACCATGAGGGTTCGGGTGACCGCAGCGTCATCTTCCTGATCTATCAGAACCCCCAGGTTAACTGGCAGATCAAGCAGTTCAATCAGTTCGATTATGGCGCGAGCCGCACGGCGAACGGCTCCGCTCGCGCGATGACGACGTTCAACCTGCGGGGCCGGGACGTCCGCAACGCCTACACCGACCCCGGCGAGTGGGGGCCGGGTGCGATCGACTGGCGCCATCCCGGCGGCTTCCTGTGCGATTGGGAGGTCGATCTCAGCGGCAACACGCCGATCCAGCACGTCCTCAACTGCACGGCCACCCGGCACTCGCGCGAGGGTGCCAGGACCACCCAGCACCTCATCAGCCGGCGCATGGCATGGCCTGCCTGGAACACGGACGCCGACGCCGACGGCAACAGCACGATCCGCTGCGTGGAGTTCCCGCAGCTTTGCGGCGGCAGCACGAGCGGCACCGTCAGCATCCCGAACAACCAGGGGGATATCCCCTACGGGGCGGTGATCGCGATCCGCAAGCAGGACATGGACCTGCGCAACAGCACCACGGCGAACCCGGTGCGGGGCTACGCCCTCAACCTGTCGCCGATCGGCAGGGTGCTGTTCGACACCATGGTCCATTACGGCATGTGCGTCTGCGACGGTCAGGGTCAGACCGCCAACGGTGGTCCTCGGCTGCAGGTTCGTGTTGACGACAAGCTCGCCGCAAATACCGCCAAGCACGGGCCGATCGAGATGGCGTTCGAGGTCTTCCGCCGTAATCAGCTCCTCTGGCCGATCTACAATCCGCGCAGGCACAATGCGGGCGAGGGCGGCGAGATGCACACCGATGGACGGCCGTACCAGACCGGCGGCGGTCCGATCAGCGCCAAGTCCGTGAACAGCGCCTACGATGCGTAAGGACTGACGGAATCATGATCCGCCGGATTATTCGCGTGATCTTCGCGAGGCGCGGCACTCCAGTGCTCGGCCCGCGCGATGGATTTCTTCTTCTGGAAGACGGTTCTTTCATTCTACTAGAGAATGGAACGGACCGCTTGCGGCTGGAGCCTTCGCCCCCTTGATGGACGGGACCTGACCAGTGGCCGATTCGCCTATCAGTGGCCTGCCGAATGGCGGTGCCGTCCGGACCACCGACGATGTTCCTGCCGTTCGCGCGGGCGGCAACGTCCGCATCCAGTTCGGCACCGCGGCATCGCAGAACGCCTCCGCCTTCGCGCCCGCCAGCCATACCCACGTCGCCGCGGACATTACCGACCTGCAGGCGCTTCTCGACGAGAAGGCGCCCCTGGTCAGCCCCGCGCTGACCGGCAACCCGACCGCACCGACACCGCCGCCGGGCGACAACGACACCTCGATCGCGACCACGGCCTTCGTCCAGGCAGCCGTCACCGTCGCGGCCGGGCGGGAGTCCTTCGGCACCATCCGGGTCGACAGCGCTGGCGATGTTGTCGCCAACGGCCCCTCGGCCGCCGTCACCCTGCGGGGTGCGCCCGGCATCGCGCTCACGGCCGACTTGGCGCTCGACGAGATCACGATAGCACCCGACGGGCTGGCGCCCCTGGACAGCCCAGGATTCTTCGGTGTTCCGACCGCACCCACGGTCGGCGACGCTTCCGACTCGTCGCCGACGCTTGCGACCACCTCCTTCGTCCAGGCGGCGATCCGCCGTGCGGCGGCCGGCGACTCGGTCAACGTCTTCCAGGTCTTCGACCCGCCTTCGCCGTACCAGCCGACGAACGTTCCGGGCAATTCGATGTACCAGATCACCGGCCTGACCGGCGATCTGCAGATCGACCCGCCGCAGGGCACGTTCACGGGCGACGTCTTCCAGACGGTGCTGTTCGAGATCACCGCGAGCGGTGGCGATCGAGCCGTCAGCTTCGGCTCTGGCATCAGCCTGCGCCTGGGCGTGCCCAAGGTCCTGACGGTCCGCGACGGCGAGACGCGCCGCTATGCGCTCTACAGCACCGACGGCGGCGCGACTTGGTTCTTCGACGGCGATGAGGACATTTCGGCCCTGCCGACCAAGACGGTGCCCGCGAGCGGGGACTGGCTTATCGGCGCCGACGGCAACGGCGGCAATCGCCGGGTCAAGTTCTCCGCCATCAACTTGGGCAGCGGCGGCGGTGGCGGCGGCAGCGCTGTCGCGGCGCCCGATATCGCCGGCTACCAGACGGCGGTAGCCGGTGCGCCGTTTGTCGACATTGAGTTCGAGTCCGACGTCACCGGCATCCCGGCGATCGGCCCTGGAGCCTGGATCGTGCTGGGCGCGGACCCCTGGTGGGTGGCGCAGGTCGTCCAGCTCCTGAGCCCAACGGTCGCCCAGGCCCGCCCCTGGAATCCCGAGCACTTCGTCCTTCCGGGCGGACTCTTGGACCGGCCGTCGTTCGCGCTCCCCGCCTCGAACAGCTCCGACGTTTTCGCCGCCGCCATCGCCCGGTCGGTGACGAGCGATCAGATCAACACCGAGGTGCTGCACGCCTACCTGGGCCTGTCGGTCGACGTCAGCGGCGTCGAGGTGCTGCGCGCGGACGGGCTCGTGGGCCTGAGCGCGCCCATCGGGATCGCCGTTCCCGACAGCCCGAATCCGAATCAGGCCCCGAACCGGGCCTGGATCGAGCGCGCCATCGCCGAGAGCACGCTGCTGCAGGGCACCTACAAGCCCGCCACCAACGATCCGCCGCTCGACCTGGGCACGCCGCTCAACGGCGAAACCTACATCATTGCGACCGTCGACTCGCGTGTTCCCGAGCAGATTCCGGCCGGGGTCTCGATCCCGGGCCTGGATGGGGTCGACCTCTGGAACAACGACCGCATCATCTGGTCTGAGGCCGCCCTGCGCTGGGACCGCGTCGCGGCGCCCGTGGGCACGCTGTGGCAGGACTTCTACTACACCGCGACCAACACGCCCGACCTCGCCTTCGCCCCGAAGCTCGACGGCTGGACCTGGGGCATCGTCACCCCCGATCCGCTGCAGGGCGTGGTCCTCAACCCGCTCCTGCCCGGCGTCGGCGGCTCGATCGCCTTCATGGGCGACTATCTCTTGTGGAGCGAGGGTGCCGGCGTCTTCGAGCTGGTCCCCGGCGCCCCGCTGACCACGGACTCGGCCGACGCCCGCTACGTGAACGCGACGGGCGACGTCATGTCGGGCAATCTCGACATGGACGGCCACCACATCCGCAACCTGCCCGACCCCCAGGTCGACGGCGACGCGGTCAACTACCTGACCTTCGCCACGGTGACCGGCGGTCACGACGGGCGCCTTTCCAGCCTGGAGAACAGCGCCGCCGACTTCGCGGCCTCGCAGGCGACCCAGGACACGAACATCGCGCTCAACGCCAACGGCATCCAGTCCCTGCAGAACCAGATCGACGCGCTCGGTGATCTGGCGCAGGGCTACGATGCCAGCGACGTGCCTTTGGCTACGCCCATCGCCGGGCTTCCCGGCAACCCCGCCGACGTCCAGGCGGCGCTGGAAGCGATCGAGTACCAGCTCCAGTCACTCACCTCAGCCCTGGTGTTCGCGGGCACCTATGACGCCGCCGCCGATCAGGTGACCTGGGTCAACTCGACGGGTCTGACCAACGGGCCGCTGCCGGACCCGACGCCGATCCCCGACGGGTGGTTCATCTACATCTCGGTCGCTGGCGACGGTGCCGGCAGCCCGTGGGTGCCGCCTGGGCAGGTCATGGGCGTGGGCGACCAGCTCATCGTGGCGGGCGACGAATGGCGCTACCACGGCGCCAGTGCCGCGGGCGGCGTCGCGAGCGGCATCGCCTTCCAGCCGGCGGGCGGCGTCGGCGCCACCAACGTCCAGGCCGCGATCGAGGAGCTGGACGCCGAGAAGGTCGCCATCGCCGGGCAGGAAGACCTCGGCGACATGGTGTGGACGCAGGGCAGGTCCGCCCGGTTCATTCATGCCGAGATGGCCGATACCGGCGACGGCAAGATCGGCGCGCGGCTCTACAACGCGGGGCTGAACATCGTCGGCGTGCGGACCGAGGCCGCCGCTGCGGCAGGGGTCGCCGGGCGCGAGATCAGCGCTTGGGGCTACATCACGCAGCGGCAGAACACGGACCAGATCAGGCTCGGCCGCGATCCGACCGCCGCACTTGAAGCCGCCACCAAGCAATATTCGGACAACAACCTCTACGCCGGGCAGACGTTCAACACCGCGGTCGATCTCAACACCGTGGTCCCGCCGACCTATCGGCCGGGCATCTACGGACTTTCGAACGGCGTCGGGATCACGAACCGACCCACCGCAGACGGCGGCTTCATCGGCAACGCCTACCTGATGTTGACCACGCACAATCGCGGCAGCAGCGTCGATTGTATGCAGCACTACTGGAACGCCGAAGGGCAGATGTACGCCCGCGCGAAGCATGATGGTGCTGCCAGCTTCACTGCATGGGTGCGAATCGATTCGCTTGCGTCGGTGCCGAGGACCGGCAACGTCAACATGACCGGCTGGCTGAACTTCAGAGACAGTCAGGCCGTTTACTTCGATTGCGTCAACAACGCAGCGGCCGATTATATCGTCCTACATGCCCGTCGCTCCGACGCAAAAAGCAATTGGGCGATCTACAACCGGCAGAGCGGCGGCGTCGTCGGCGGACAGTCCGAGGGCCGCTTCGCGCTCTACGCCGCTGTCGGCGGCTGGGGCTGGCGGGAGGTCTTCACCACCACGATCAACAGCCCGCCCCAGGTCACTTTCCTGGGTGCGGTCAACGCCCCCGGATTCAACAACACATCGGCCGCCGTCTTGAAGCGCGGCATTCGCGAGGTGCAGCGGGATGAGGTCGAGGGCGCGTTCGCTGCCCTTCGCCCCAAGCGCTTCCGCTGGCGCCCGCGCACCCATGACGACGCCGGCAAGCCCATGCTCCTGAAGGACCCGGATCGGGGCGAGCAGTGGGGATTCGTTGCTGACGAGATGGCGACGAAGCCTGAGCTGAAGAACATCGTCGCCCGCGACGAGAAGAACGCTCCGACCGGCTATGACGTGACCCAGGTCGTGGCGCTTCTGGTCGCCAAGGTCCAGGCGCTGTCCGAGGAAGTGAAGAAGCTGAAGGAGTCGAAGTCGTGAGGATGCGGCTCAAGCTCCTGTTCGTCGGAAGAATCCGACAGGCGCTCAACCCGTTCCTTTCGGTCTACGAGGCCGACGTCTACGAGCCTGACGTCTACGTCTGAACGAATACAGCACGAGTGAGGGTGTAGCCTCCGATGCCGCTTAATCTCCTCAAGCGCTCCGAGACCGCGGCACCTCTCACCGCGACCCAGCACGACCAGAACCTCACTGCGATCGAGAACGCCGCGAACGCGGTCGAGGCGGCGCTGCCGGGCAAGGCGAACGTCGACAGCCCGGCGCTGACCGGCAACCCGACCGCACCGACGCCCGCGGCCGGCGACAACAGCACCTCGATCGCGACGACCACCTTCGTCAAAGGCGAGGTTCTCGACGCTCTGACCGCCTACGCACCGCTGGCGAGCCCCGCCTTCACCGGCAACCCGACCGCACCCACGCCGACGGCGGGCGATAGCGACGCCTCGATCGCGACCACGGGCTTCGTCCAGGCCGAGCTGGCGGACTATGCGCCGCTGGCGGACCCGTTGTTCACGGGCAACCCCAGGGCACCCACGCCGGCCGCCGGGGACAACGACACCTCGATCGCCACGACCGCCTTCGTCCAGGGCGAGCTGGCGGACTACGCGCCCCTGGTCAGCCCGGCCTTCACGGGCAGCCCGACCGCACCGACGGCGCCCCCTGGTGATGATGACACCTCGATCGCCACGACCGCCTTCGTTCAGCGGGAGATCGCGGACTCGGTGAACGGGCTGGCGCCGCTGGCGAGCCCGGCCTTCACCGGCAACCCGACCGCGCCCACGCCCGCGGCCGGCGATGACGACGCCAGCATCGCCACGACGGCCTGGGTGCAGAGCGAGCTGGCCGACTACGCGCGGACCGACAGCCCGACCTTCACCGGCACGCCCCAGGCGCCCACGCCCGCCTTCGGCGACGACAGCTCGACCCTGGCTACCACCGAGTTCGTCCAGGCCGCCGTTGCGGCCGGCGGCGGTGGCGGCGGTGGCGGCCCGGCCTTTGCGATCATCTCGGTCGCCGGCCAGGGTGACGTCGTGGCGGAGATCGTCAACGACTCCTTGACGCTCGTGGCGGGCGCTGGGATCGAGCTGACCACCGATCCGGCGACCGATGCCGTCACGATCGCCACCGATGGGCTGGCGCCTCTCGATAGCCCCGCCTTCACCGGCAACCCGACCGCCCCGACGGCGAACCCCGGCACGAACACCGCCCAGGTCGCCACCACGGCCTTCGTCCAGGCGGCCGTCACGGCAGCGGGCGGCGGCGGGATCACGACCGTCCAGGATGAGGGTACCGGGCTCCCGCAACAGGCCGCCATCAACTTCGTGGGCGGCGGCATCACCGCGGCTGACGACGCCGGGGGCTCGCGGACCAACGTCACGCTCGACGCCACGCTCAACGCCCTGGCCGGGCTCGACGCCGCCGCCGGGCTTCTGGAGCAGACCGGCGCGGACACCTTCACCAAGCGCGCCATCGGGGTGGCGGCAGCGGGCGACATTCCGACCACGGGCGATGCTGATGCCCGCTATGCGCCGACTGCCCACGGCCACGTTATCGGCGACGTCACGGGGCTCCAGGCAGCCTTGGACGACAAGGCGGACCTCGATCACACCCACGAGATCGCCGACGTCACCGGTCTCCAGGCCGCCCTGGATGACAAGGCCCCGCTCACGCACGGCCATGCCATCAGCGACGTCGCGGGGCTGCAGGCCGAACTCGACGGCAAGGCCGACGACGCCCACACCCATGTCATCGGCGACGTCACCGGTCTCCAGGCCGCGCTTGACGGGAAGGCGCCTCTCGACAGCCCCGCCCTGACCGGCAATCCGACGGCACCCACGCCCGCTGCTGGCGACAACGACACCTCGATCGCCACGACCGCCTTCGTCCAGGCCGAGATCGCCGACGCCACGAGCGGCTTTGCGCCCATCGCCGATCCCGTGTTCACGGGCGACCCCCAGGCGCCGACTCCGGCGTTCGGCAACGACAGCGACTCGATCGCCACGACCTCCTTCGTCCAGGCCGCCGTTGCGGCCGGCGGCGGTGGCGGCGGCCCGTCCCCTGGGTTCACCATCATCGCCGTCGCCGGCCAGGGCGACGTCATCGCGGAGTCGGTCGGCGACACGCTCACCCTCGCTGCCGGCTCCGGCGTGACGCTAACCACGAACCCGGCGACCGATACGGTCACGATCGCGGCGAGCGGCTTTGCCCCGCTCGATAGCCCCGCCTTCACCGGCAACCCGACCGCACCCACCCCGGCGGCCGGCGATGACGACACCTCGATCGCGACCACGGCCTTCGTGCAAGCCGAGCTGGCCGGCTACGCCCCCATCGGGCACGGCCATGCGATCGACGACGTGACCGGACTCCAGGCAGCCCTCGACGGCAAGGCCGACGACGCCCACACCCACGTCATCGCGGACGTCACGGGGCTCCAGGCGGAACTCGACGCCAAGGCCGCGGTCGACCACGACCACGTCATTGCGGACGTCACCGACCTGCAGGCCGCCCTCGACGGAAAGGCCGACTCCAGCCACGGCCACGTCATCGGCGATGTGACCGGACTCCAGGCCGAACTCGACGCCAAGGCCCCGCTGGCGAGCCCGGCGTTCACGGGGAATCCGACCGCGCCCACGCCGGCCCCCGGCGATGACGACACCTCGATCGCCACGACCGCCTTCGTCCAGGCCGAGATCGCAACCCTGCCTCGCGCGCTTGGCGAGCTGGATGATGTGGAGATCACCGCCCCGGCCGACGGCGAGGCCCTGATCTACGATACCACCCTTGCGGTCCCGGCCTGGGTGAACAAGCCCGAGCTGGCGATCGACGCGACCGGCGCCACGGACGGCTACATCGTGGGCCGTGCCGGCGGCGCCCCGGCCTGGATCGCCCCGATCCTGTTCGTGAACCTCAAGCTCACCACCTCGCCGACCGCCGATATCACGACCGGCAACGCCAAGGACTGGTTCGTGGTGCCGCTCTCCATGGGCGGCATGAACTTGACGCAGGCGAACATCGCCGTGGCGACGGCGGGCACTGGAGCCAGCACACAGGTCCAGGTGCGCCGGGTGCGAGCGGCCGGGCAGGCTTCGGCCAACATGCTCTCGACGCCGCTGAACCTTGCTGGCGGCTCGGTTGCTTCGGACAGCTTCGTGGTCGACGCGGCCCGCGACGACGTTCTGCCGGGTGATATCCTCTACCTCGACGTGCCCGCCGTCAGCACCACGGCGCCAAAGGGCGGCGTGGTCGCCCTGGGCTTCCAGTTGCCATGACCGAGCTGGCGGTCGCCCGCAGCGGCGAGATCAAGCGCACCCACCAGAACGAGGTGGCGCTGGCGCCCGATCCGCCCAAGCCGGCCGTCTGGCGGCGGCAGCCCGAGCTTCTGACCATCGGCCCAGGCGGGCTGGCCTACAACCGCCGTTCGATCCCGCGCATGGTCACGCTGCCGGACGGTAGCGCCGCCTGCATCGGCAGCATGTCCACCCTGAGCGTCGTGTCGAGCCGGTTTCTCAACCCCTTCAACCGCCGCTCCGCTCACCACCGGCCGATCGGGGCCGGCGCGGAGTACGGCTACCCCGGCGGAGTCGAGCGGGGAGCCTGGAACCGCGGCTCGACCCTGTACGTCGGCAAGGGCGTGCTCGGCGACTTCCAGCGCCTGCGCGACACCGTGGGCGGCTTCGAGCTGGGCGACACGAATCAGGGCCGCAAGGGCTGGTACCTCACCAGCCCCAGCGACCCGCTCACGACCATGTACGAGGTCAATGGCTCTGGCGTCCGAACCGGCAACACCGTCCAGGTGAGGATGCCGGCCGGTGACGAAATCGTCGGCGGCGGCAACCCGTTCTACCCGCCCTATACCGGCGGCGACTTCACGTCCTCTTTCGCGCCGCTCAACGGTGGTGCTGCCAACGTTGCGTGCTGCTTCACCAACTTCAACTATAACGGCCGCGAATACACCGATTACGACGAGTGGCCCTACGACGACACCGACACCCAGGACCTGCAGGGCGAGTTCCAGTCGGCCGGGCGGTTCCGCTGGCCCGCCATGTGCCTCATGGGCCACGAGATCAACGCGACCAACCCGGCGCCGATCCGGCACGCGCTGAACTGCACCGCGACCGGCAACACCGCCGACACCAGCATCCATATCCTCGACCGGCGCATCTGCTGGCCCGCCTTCGGCACGGACGCCACGGCGAACCCGGACTCGGCGCAGTTCAATCCCCTCCACAACCTGGGCTTCCTGCCCTACGGCGCCTGCCTCTGCATCCAGCCCGGCGACGACTATGCGGCCATGCGCGCGATCCTGGCCGGCAGCCCTCGCGGCCTCGTGCTCCTCGACACGATGACTTACTACGGCTGCTACATCATTGACCGGCAGGGGCAGACGACGGGCGGCAAGGCCCGCCTGCAGATGCGCGTCGACAATGAGGTTGGCCGGCAGCTCGACGGCACCACGATCGCGGGCGTCGCCGATGAGATCGAGGCGGCACTCCAGGCGATGATCCCCTACCTGAGCGTCGTCGCCAACCCGCGCCCGCATCACGTCGAGAACCAGCTCTGGCCGGGCGACGGCCTGCCCTACCTGGGCGGCGGCGGGCCGATCAATGAGAACTCGATCAACACCGCTTTCGACCGTTCGCTGACCGCGATGGTCCTGCCGGCTACCGAGTAGGAACCCATGCCGATCTACTACGTCGACAGCGCCGCCACGGGCTCCGGAACCGGCGCCTCATGGACCAACGCCTTCACCTCGCTGGCGGCAGCCCTCACCGCCATCACCGAGGCCCCAGGTGACGAGTTCCTGCTTTCGCACCAGCATAGCGAGACCGCTGCTGCCGCGCTGACCGCGCCCGTGAACGTATCGGGCACCAATCGCGGCATCAGAATCCGCTCGGTCAACAAGGCGAACAACGTCCCGACCTATGGCGCCAGGATCGTCCTGGGAGCCAACGCCTTCAGCTCCTATGGCGTGGTCGAGGGCCTTCACTTCGACAACTCGGGCGTCGCCGCCAGCATCACCATCAACCCCGGTGCGGACACCGAGTTCTCTCTCTGCCGCTTCTCCAAGCAGGCCGATCAGGCTTTCATCCTCTCGACCAACACCGGCAGCACGGCGGTCGCCCGCGCCTGTACCTTTGCGCCTGGAGCTGGCTTCACCCGGCTGTTCGAGACCGGTGTGACCGCCCGGTGGACGATCGTCCGGCCGATCATCCTCGGCCCCAAGGGGACCAACGTCGACCTGTTCAATCAGGCTGCCGTCGGGCACTCGGCGAACTTCACGATCACCGACGCCGACCTCACCCTGATCGACAACATCATCGACGGCGCACCCGGCGGCGGCGTTGGCGCCCTCAACGTCACCTGCGTCCGCTGCGCCCTGCCAGCGTCCTATGCGATCGACGACGGCCTCGATCGGCTGCAGCGCAAGGGTTCCAGGGTCATGCTGGTGGGCTGCAGGGCGGCCCCCATCCTGGCCCCGATCGTCGACCGAGCCCTCTATCTTCACTACGGGCAGGCCGTCATCCAGACCGCGGTCTACCGGGTGAACGGCGCCTCGGACGGCACGACCCCGCACGCCTGGGCGATCACCTCCTACGCCGATCGGACGTGGAGGCAGTCGAGCCACGCGGCGCAGACGCCCGATCTGGTCGTGGGCTGGGTCATGGCGGGCATTCCGGTGACCATCTCCGCCTTTGTCGCCCATGCCGGAGTCGGGGCGGGGGCCGGCGGTCGCCTGCGCAACGATGGGTTCTGGATGGACATTGCCGGGCCGTCGGATGCCGCCTCGCCGACGGCGCAAGCCTACACCGCCTCAAGCATGGCCGCCTTTGGCGGGACCCCCACCGATCTCGCCGACGACACCACCAGCTCCTGGGTCGGCGCTGGCACCACGGTGAAGCAACGGATCGACCTGACATACACGCCGACGGTTTCTGGTCCTTTGACCGCAAGACTGTCATTTGCTCGTGAGAGTGCTACGGACGCGCTGGTGTACGCCGACGCGGCCATCCACCTGTCCTAATCTGCGAGGGAACATGCCGAGCTGGGCTGGCGACTTTCCGGACTTCGCGGCCAGGAACGCCTACTTCAAGGAACGGCCCGAGCTGAAGGTGCCCGGCGCTCGAATCTACGTCGACCGGAACAACGCGACGGAGCCGCACGCGGTCGTGCAGGACTGGATCGACGGCGCCGGGTGGCAGACCCTCGACGCTCCGATCCCCTCCATGAGCAAGCCCCCGGAGCGGCCCGGGGCGATCCCCGATCCGGCCCCCGAGGCGCCCAAGCCCCTGGTGTTCGTGCTGCCGGACCGCGAGGTTCGGCACAAGGCGGGCAAGTCCGGCTCGGGCAAGGACTCGGAAGGTCCCTACGGGCTGATCGTCAACACCGAGCTGCCCTGGGAGCTGGAGGAGGCGTGGCTCGACCTCCTGATGTGGTTCGCGCCCAATTTCGATTGGGACCACAACAAGTCGAGCGGCAAGATTTACGGCCTGTCCTCGATCGGCGACACGCGCCTCCCGCCCTCGCAGAACGGCACCGGCAACTGTTCGCCGATCAAGCCCGAGGCATGGTCGACGCGGAGCACCTTCAAGACCGGCGGCAAGTTCGAGCTGTATTGCTACCACCAGCAGCGCCCCGGCGAGTGCGGCAACAAGATGCCCTGGAGCGGCCCGGCGGTGCCGAAGGACCGTGAGGTTCGCTACACCGAGCGGGTCAAGATCAACACGCCGGGCGTGGCGGACGGGCAGGTTCAGATTTGGATCGACGGCAAGGAGGTGTTCAACCGCACCGACCTGATGCTCCGCGGCGTTCCGACCGATCCGACCATGCCGGCGAAGTCGGCGCGGGCGCTCATCGGGCTCGTGAAGGAGCACAACTACTTCGGCGGCTCCGATGAGAGCGGCCCGCGCTGGGACTGCGACGCGCGGTTCCGCTGCGCCAGGGTCCAGAACTTCGCGCCCGACTTCTCGATCCCGCTGAGCTGATGGCCGACCCGATCCTGATCCTCGCCGGCTATCTCGTGCTGACGCCGTGCAGCCTCGGGGGCGAACTGTCCAAGAACCTCGCCCAGCAAGTGCTCGTGTCGCCCGAGCAGATCGCCAGAATCTCCAACCCGCCGGACAGCCCGAAGGGTTGCGTCAAGGTCTCCGCGCCATCGGGATCGAGTCTGTTCGTGCGCGGGACCGAGGAGCAGATCGCCGAGGCTCGAAAGCGCGCCATGGAGGAAATATGCCCCGCCTTGCTTTGCTCGCCGCTGCCCTGATCCTGGGCGGCTGCGTCATGCCGCCCACGGCCTCGGAGGGCCAGCCCTCGAACATCGTCTACGTGGTGTGCGTGGCGTGGTCGAGCTGCGCAGCCGATGAGGGCACCAGCGGGGCGACCTCGAAGGAAGGGGGCGCTTCCGTGGCGCCTCTCGACAAGCTGGTGACCCCGCCCCAGCCGATCACGATCGAGCCTGTGCCGATCGAGCCGATTCCGCTGGAGCCCCTGGGGTAGCCAGCCGCTGGTCGCTGAAACGGCAAAGGGCCGCCTGGGGTAACCAAGCGGCCCTTTGTTTTGCGCCAGGGATCAGCTCCCCTCGATCTGATTCCATTCGTGCCGGCTCATGCTCAGGTAGAGCCTGCCAGCCCGGCGAATCGCCTCCTCGGTGAAGGGCGGGTTGGACATATAGATGAACCGGACCGCGCCCTCGATTGTCTGAGGCGGGATCGCCTTCGTCTGGCGCGTCCACCTGTCGCCGCAATTGCGGCAGTCCACCCGGCTCCCAACGCCGTCGAAGTAGGCGCCCAGGCGCTCGGCCATCATGTTCGCGGTCCGGCTGTTTTCCGCCTCGCAGATGAGGAACATGGCGGGAGGTCCGCAGCCGCTGCAACGCGGGCGCTGCGCGTAGAGATAGATCGCCATGAGAGACTCCTTTGATGGGGGTTACCAGGAGCGGCCATGTGGCCTCCTGTCAGGTTGAGGTCTTCCTTTGCCGATGGAAGGAGATCAGCTCCCAAAGCCGCCTCACGTCATCGGAATTGGGCTTGATCGAGTAGCGAACGTCCGGCGCTGCGTCCTGCAGCTCCTTCGCAAGCTGTTCCTCGCTCGTGCATTCGGCGAACTCCTCGACCATGACGTCCGTCGTCTGTCGAGGCGTACAGGTGTAGTCGAACGTGACCCGCACCGATCCGGGAAAGTCGCTCATCTGGCTCCTCCTTCTGTGGGCGGCAACGTAGCAGGGCAGAGGTGCCTGTCAACACATATTTGTGCTGGCACCAATACGGATAAATGCTGGACCGAGTACGGATATGTGCTACCTACTCCGCCCATGAGCTATAAGGCGGGATGGTACCATGAACCTGGATGCGCTTCTCAAGCTGCTGAATCGTCAGGTGAAAGACGCAGGTAGCCAGGGCGCCTGGGCGGAGAGAAACGGCGTCCCGCCGTCGCTCGTGTCGGCCGTGCTCCGAAGGGAGCGGGCGCCGAGCACCAGCATCCTCGAAGCGCTCGGGCTGGAGAAGGTGGTCATCTACAAGAGGAAGCGGCCGTGAGTCCGACTGATCGCTACGTCATCGCGTGGCGCTCGAACCTGACCGGGTGCATGGGCCGCGGGCAGACCACCTTTTCTCTCGCCGAGGCGAAGCGCCTCTGCGCCAGCCTCAACAAAACCCTGCCCTTCGCCCATCACTGGCCGGACAGGGCCGAGACCCAAGGAGCATGGACGTGTCGAGAAAAGACCAGCGACCCCGATTGTCGGGCAAGTGGCTCATGATCTCCGCCTTGATCGACGCGATCGAGCTGCAGCGGAGCATCGTCGAGTCCTACGCTCACATGCCGGGGGACAAGGCGCGGACCGACGCTCTGGCGCAGAAGCGGCGCTACGAGGCGCTGCTGTTCAAGCGCTACGGCGTTCGGATCAGCAACCCCAAGATGGAGCGCGTCAGGCTCGCGGACGTGGCCGTCGGGCCGGGCAAGTTCGAGGTCGGGAGTCCGATCTCGACCTGCGCCGATTGCGAGGGGCAGGGGTGGAACTGGTCAATGCCGGACGGCCACAAGGTCGAGTGCGGCGCCTGCGAGGGCTCTGGCCGTGTCTGACGATATGATCCGCGAACAGATCGAACTTACCACCAAGGCCGAGGACGAACTGCGCCGCAGGCGTCTGGTCCAGCTCATGGCCCGGATGGACCGGATGGAGGAAGCGCTGGCGAGTGCTGCCACCGTGCTCGACGACATTCGTCGCGGCGGGCCGACCGTGGACGCGGTCCTGCGCGGCTCGTGGAAGCTGTGCGCCGAGTGGGCCTTCGAGCGCGCCGAGGAAGGCTACAGGGCCATCCGCGAGTTCCACATCACCCGCGAGGAAGGCGACATGCCGCCCCAGGCGTCGAAGCCTGGGTGCATTCGCCGGAGCCAGTGGATCAGCAGGGCTGACCTGCGCAACCACCCGGATTGGCTCTACGTCTTCGGCGACAACATGGCCCGGCGCGGCCTCGGGGGTCAGGCGGCGCAGATGCGAGGCGAGCCCAACGCCGTCGGCATCCCGACCAAGTGGCTGCCCATGAGCAATGAGGCGGCCTACTTCACCGATGATGACCTGACCAAGCTGCCGATCCTTCACGCGCTGTCCGAGGCGTTCACCCGGCTGCGCCGCCACCTGATGGCCGGCGGCACGATCGTGATCCCGGCGGACGGGATCGGCACCGGCTACGCGCACTTGGACCGGCGGGCGCCCAAGCTGTTCGCGCTGATCCAGGGTTGCCTCAAGGATTTGGAGTCGTTCAGTGCGCGAGGTTGAGTTCGAGCAAGGGTGGCTCGCTCGGGTCTTCGAGAACACCGGGAAGGAGGTCGAGGTCAGGCGAAAGTCTGATCTGATCGCGAGCGCGCTGACCTCCCAGCCGGGCCTTCTGTGGCGAGCCCATGAGGCCGCACGCGACCTGATGGCTCAGATCGAGGCGCGGCTGCGAGAGGTGGATGGAGCGGGCGTTGCGCACAGCGTTGGTCTTGCTACCCGAGTCCGCAAGGCCGCAGAGCCGAGGCCGGCAAGCTGTCGCTCATGTGGATGGGAGGGCATGGCGGCCGAGCTGGTGGTTGGCCCGAGCCCGATAGACGAGATGTGCCCGGCCTGCGGCTCGGGCGACACCATGTGGGGAGCCTGACGAGCTGGATGGAGCGGGCGAGGGGAATCGAACCCCCGTCTGATGGTTGGGAACCACCTGCTCTACCATTGAGCTACGCCCGCCGTTCCTATCCACCGTGTGACTCGCGGTGTGACTCACTATGGGGACACATCGCTAATCGCACCGTGTTATCAATGGGTTAGCCCTGGGCATAAACAGCTTGGGAAGCTGCTAAAGGCGACTTCAGCCGAGCTGATAACACCCGAAAATCCCCAGGTTTTCCAGGCTTCTATCCTGATCTGACCTGACTTGACTCGCTGGTGAATCGCGGTCTCGTGTGTCCTCGGTGTGGCACAGCGGTGCCGGGAGGAAGCCATGAAGATCAAGCTGACCGTGCGCAGCATCGAAGCGCTGCCGCCTGGGGACTATGACGCCTACGACGTGGCCCTGGCGGGCTTCGCGGTGCGGGTGCGCTCCTCGGGGAGCAAGAGCTTCATCCTGCGCTACCGGCCCAAGGGCGGCGGCAGGGCCGCCTCGGTCCGGACCATGACCTTGGGCAAGTTCCCGGCCTTGAGGCCCGAGCTGGCCCGCGAGATGGCGCAGCGACACCTGGGCGAGATTGCCGCAGGCCGCGACCCGGCCCGCGAGCGGCCCAAGGTCGTCGCCACCAGGATCGGCGACGTCCTGGCCGACTACCTCGCCAGCCTCGAAGGGCGCCCGTCGCACCGGGTGGCCCGCTACGACGTCAAGCTGCACCTCATGCCGGCCCTGGGCGCCAAGCTGGTGGCGGACCTCACCGCGACGGACGTCGAGCGGCTGCGCGACCGGCTGATCGCCGCCGGCAAGCGGCGTCGGGCCGGGGCCGTGGTGACGCTCCTGCGGGCCGCCCTGCGCCGCGCTGGGCTCGACGACACGCCGGCCAAGGTGAAGGCCCCAGGTCACCGCCGTCGGCGCCGGGTGGCCTCCCTGGATGAGCTGGCGGCGATCTTCACCGCCTGCCGCGAGCTACTGCAGGAAGGCCGGGTCTGGCCTTGGGCGATCTACCTCGTGATGCTGGTTCTGTTCACGGGCGCGCGTCCGGCCGAAATCCGCACCGCCAGATGGGCGGACGTCCGCGGCAACCGCATTGTCCGCTCCGACCACAAGACGGCGCGCGAGACCGGCGAGGAGCGCGAGATCGAGCTGCCGCCCCCGGCGGTGCGGCTCCTGCAGACAATGCCCCGGCTTGCCAGCAATCCCTACCTGATCCCGGGCAAGGCGCCGGGCGAACCGCTCTTGAACTACGCCCCGGCCTGGGCCGCGATCACCAAGCGCGCCGGGGTGGAGGGGCTATGGCTCTATGATGGCCGCCGCACCTTCGCCAGCATCGGCCTGGGCCTGGGCTTCACCCTGCCGCAGCTCGCGCGCTCCCTCGGGCACAACGATCTGGCGACGATCGACGCCTATACGTGGCTGCTGCCGTCGGACCAGAAGACGCTCACGGGGCAGGTGGCCGAGGTTCTGGAGAAAGCCGCTGCCGGACGTAGCTCTGCAGGTCCGACAGGCGGTAGAGGACCGTCCGGCTCGGCTTGACGTACCGCGGCCCTCGCCCGTTCCAGCGCCAGTTCTGCAGGGTCTTCACCTCGATCCGCAGAATCTGCGCGGCCTCGGCCTCCGTGCAGAGGATCAGGTCCTCGGGGACGGAGATCATGCCGCCTTGCGCTCCTCCCATGCCGATGCGCGGTCAGCTTGGTCTGTGAGGAACTTGTTGGTCGCCGAGCTGCCGATCAGGGACAGGAGGTCGTCGACCCTGCGCTCGATCTCGCTCTTGAACCGGGCAATCTTCACCTCACGATCCTTGGCCCGCCTTTCCTCGGCCGCCCGCTCCGCAGCCGCCTCGCGCTCGGCCTGGGCGGCGTGGAACTCGAAGAACGCCTCTTGCGTCGCCTTGTCGGCCTTGCCGGGGACCAGCCCCTTGCGACCGGTCGCGTTGACGAACTCATGCCACCAATTCAAGGCGGTCTGCTTCGGTGTTCTGGTTTCCGTTTGCCAATCCGTGAACCACGGATCGGCCTTGGGGCCGCGAACCCCCTTTCGGGGGGATTCGGCCGAATTAGAACCATTGGTGCTAAATGCTGAATTAGCACCAATGGTGCTAATTGCCACGCCGGCCTCACCTTCGGCCCTCGCATTCTTCTCAGCCACCATCGCTTGGTACTCCTCGGCCGACGGCATCATCTTCGCACGAGCGCGACCGACCATGGCGGCCCAGCGCTTGCGCTCCGCTGGCTTGAGTTCGCTGCGATGGAGATTCTCGGTGAGGCGGAGATAGAGCGCCTGTTCGTTGCTGATGCCTCGGTAAACGAGGCACTCCAGCCTCGTAATGTCCCGAGCCATGCGCGAGGTGTTGAGCCGAGCCTTGATCCAGGCGGCGTAGCGATGGCGCCCGGCGATGATCTTGAAGTGCTTGCCCTCGACGTCACTCCGAAACTGGTCTTCCTCGGTGAGTTCCATCAACATGATCGGGTTGTTGAATCCCGAAGCGGGAATCATACTCCGATTTGCCGACTCTCGAAGGTCCGCGGCAAGGCGGTCGATCTCGGCCGAGTCGAGGGGGCGATTGGCCCCCTCCCACTCCGGACAGTCCAGGTCTGCGATATGCCGGTAGTCGACCAGCACGAGCTGCGGTTCGATCTTCGCCATCACGCCGCCCTGCGGCCCTGACCGCCGATCAGATGCAGCGCCGCCATCTTCGGCCAGTCGCGCTGACGGGTGGCCTTGGTCTTGGCCCACTCGTAGGCCGCACGGGCGGCCACAACGGCGTCCGCAACCGAAAGACCAGGATTCGAGCGGATCGCGACGCCCGCCAGGAGGAACTCATTGAAAGTCGGGTAGCCAGCCCTCGGGATCGCCATCATCTCGACGAAGCACCGGGTCGCCAGCTCGACGTCCAGCGAGGCCGAACCGCTCGACAGCCGCCGCATGTTGGACTCGACCTTGCCGTTGAGCGCATCCACGCCAAAGGCGAGGCCGATCCCCATGAACATGAGGTGTCGGCGCGTGGTGAGCTGACCCTTGCCGACGGTATTGCCGCGCCAGTTCACGGCCTTGTCTCCGTCCTGGTTGGACCGATCCAGGGCCGCGTCGATCGCCTGCTTGACCGGGCTCTGATAGTTGAGCTGGAAGGTCATCGACTCGGCGACGGGCATCGCCAGGGCGTTGTAGTCGTGGAAGACCTGCTTCGCCTGGGCGATGTTGTTGGTCAGGTAGAAGGTGAACGCGATCTCAGGATCGTGGCCGACGCCACCATTGCCGGCCGTCTCCTTCATCAACTCGTAGCGCGCGGCGACCTGGGTCTCTCCGTCGACCAGGAGCGCGGTCACATCAAAGGGCAGCTTCAACTCGCGGGTCTGGTCGTCGAACTCGCACTGGTCGAGGTCGCTAGCCAAGATCGCAAGAGTAGGCAGCGGAGTTCCGCCAAAGCCGTTGTCGATCTCGACGTGCCGAATGTACCCGGCATAGCTGCCGACCCTAGCCAGACGCTTCTTGTCGAAGGTCCGCTGGATTTCCGCCCGCAACGCCGCGAACTCGACGTTCTTGAGGGAGAACTCCTGGCTCTGATCGTTCCTCGCCTTCTCCGCCATCTTCTGCGTCATCTTGGCGATGGCCTGCGGGTCGGCGATTCCCAGCTTCATCCTCAAGGTCTTGAGGTTGCTGAACAGAACGCCCTTCACGACGTTGGGCGAGATCGAGATGATCTTCGCCGGGAAAGTCAGGCCCTTGGAATCGGCCGATTCGGTCAAACGCATCTTCAAAGTGTATCTCCTGCCGGCATCGGCGCCGGTTCCAACGCCAATACGCGACGTGGCACCGTTGTTCAATGGTTAGGTACAATCGTACATAGTTTTTTTCGCTTGCGGACGCGGTGGGCCGCTAGGGATCGCACCCCTTGCCCACGGTCTCGCCCCTCGGCCCCGAGGTGAAGTCGCGCCAGTGCCGCCAGCCCTGGGGGCAGTGGAAGCCCCACTGGCGCACCACGGGGCCGGTGAGGAACAGCGTCCAGCATGTTGCGGTGCGGTCGACCAGCTCGATCCGGTGCGCGTCCCTCGGCCCGCGAAACACGAGGTCGCCGGCCGTGCGGACCTCGCGGTGGTTGATGCCGCCGGCCGCGATCGTGTGCTCGACATAGCTGCCGACCAACAGGATCGAGCAATTGATCCAGGGGTGGTCGTGGAGCGCGCGATCGTCATCGTCCCGCAGGAACTGATGCAGGTAGACGTTGAACCACTGATTCCGCCGGATGACCCACCAGCGGCGCAGGTAGGGGTCCTCCTCGCCGCCGATCACGAAGTCGGGCGCGCGCGTGAGAACGGTGGGCCGCAGGATGCGGCGGACCAGCGCGTCAACGATCCACGTCGGCAGCTTCATGTTCGACCTCATCCCTCTCGCCATTCGGCCAGTAGCGGATCACGGGCTCGCCGCTTCCCGGCGCCCAAACGTGCCAAGCGTAGTTGTGGATCGGCTGCGCCTTGCGTTCCTCGCTCCACCAGGGGCGGAAGCGCAGCTTGATCTGACCACGGTAGAGCGTGCTGCGGAACAAGGCCGCCCGCCGGGCGGCGAAGTCCCAATTGGACCGCATCAGGAACGCGGCGCCGTAGACCCGCCCGCGGATCACGAGGTCGAGCGCGCCCTCGACGATGCCGTCCACGATCCGCCGGTCGTAGGGCGGGTTCGTGACGATCCAGGCCGCACGCTCGACGTCGGCGACCGAGTCCAGGCCCACGGCGTCGTAGCCGCGCTCCCGCAATTGGTCGACGATCGCCGAGCCCCTGGGCGAGCACGGGTCGACGATCCGCCCGCAAATCCCCGGGCAGGTCGCCAGGAGCCCCTGCAGGCACCTCGGGTCTATCGTGGGGTAGTGATCGCCCTCGACCCTGGGGTAGTTGCTGTGGACGAACGGGACGCTCACCCGACGCGCTCCCGGCTGGTCTCCCGCTGCCAGTCCTTGAAGGTGGCTTCGCACAAGGCCGCCGCTGCCCGATCGCTCGGGCAGGCAAGGTAGAGGCGATAGAGGTTGATGATCTCGCGCGCCCGCGCGTTGCCGGTGAAGGCGGACAGCTTGATGGCCTCGACGTGAGGTCGAAGCATGGCCGTCAGCGGATTCTCATTCACGATGTGCTCCTGCCTCGCGCGATCCGGTCGCGCTCCAGAATGTCGATTAGGGGTTCGGTGAAGGACCATTCGCAGCGAAAGTGGGCGTCCAGCTTCGCCTTGAACCCGGCGCGCTTCTCGTCATTGTCGACGAAGTCTTCGAGGTCGGTCAGGTCCGAGTAAAAGACGACCTCGATCCCGAGAAGGTCGAAGACCGCCTCGGCCTCGCTCTCATAGTCGGCCATCCGATCGTCCGGCCCGAACTCGACCTCGAAGCCGGCGAACGGGCCGGACGTCAGCTTGACCATCAGACGACGTCCAGGATGGTGAGCACCATCAGCAGCGCCATGATGCCGGCCGCTGTGAGCGCGATGGCCGTGAGGACGCGGACCAGGATCAGCACTTGGCTCTCCACTTGGTGCGCCGGAATCGCTTCCAGCTTCGGTCGAACAGGGAGGCCCGCAGAAGGTCCTCCCAGGAGTTGGGCGGGACCTTCTCGCCCTTGAGGTCGCCCTTGACCCCGATCAGCCCCCGGCGCACGCCGATGTTCTTGGGCGTGCGGTGGAAGTTGTAGAACCGGCCCTTATGGGTCCGGCGCTTGCCCGTGTAGGGCACGGGATCGCCTCTCATCTCACCCTCTCAGACCAGACCCGCTGCCCGCAGCATCTGCTCATGGTTTTCGTCGCCGACGTACTGCGGCAGGCCCTGCATCCGCTTCATGATCTCGGGCAGCGAGACCGGCCGGTAGTCCCAGCAGTCGACGCCCACGTCGCAGCTCTGGTTCGTGCCGGGCAGGGAGCCGTGGCTGTGCCCATAGAAGTGCAGCGAGCCCCGGTGCGACTGGTTCCAGACCCGCATCCCGTAGTGGCAGAGCGTGATGTGATGCCCGTCGACGCTGATCTCCATCATGGTCGGCGTCGCCTTCCAGCGGTGCAGCAGGACCACGCCGTTGCGATCGTGGTTGCCGCGGATCAGCCTGACCTCGCCGTTCAGCTTCTCCAGGTAGGAGATGCCGTCGAGCGCATCGCCCCAGCAGAAATCGCCCAGGTGGTAGACCGTATCGCTGGGCCGGACCCGCTCATTCCAGCGGGCGATCATCTCCCGGTCCATCTCGTCAACCGAGGCGAACGGGCGATTGCAGTGCTTGATGACGTTGCCGTGCCCGAAGTGGGTATCGGCCGTGAACCAGACGGTCATTGGTTCCCCTCGCGTTTCTTGTTCTCGATCATGAGTCTGAGTGCGACTGCCGCCGGGCCGGACGGTTTGGACCCGCGAGCCCAGCGGCGAATCGTGGTCAAATCGACTTGAAGGACCTCGGCCAGCTTGCGCTTCCAGGCCCGCCCATAGAGGGCGAGCCCGGCTTCGCAGAACTCAGCCGACGTCACGCTCGACCTCGGCGATGAACCGAAGGACCGACTCGCTGAACCCGTCGATGTGGGTCCACCGACCATAGCCAATGCCGTGCCGGTTCGACGCGACATTCACCATGTAGGCCCGCTTCGCGACCGGATCGGGCACCCGCGTCTGCGACTGCTCATCCGTCACCACGATCAGCCGGTCGTGCGGCAGCTTGTTGACGTGCCGCACGGCCGCGCCGAGGTCGGTACCGCTGTGGTGCTGGCTCTTGATGACAGCATCCACACCGGCCATACCCCGACGCGCCGGCACCTCGACCGGATGATTGCTGAACGAAAAGACCCGGAGGTCTTCTGCGTTCACGATCGCAGCCAGGGCTGCAGCCGCGTCTACCCGACGGAGGTCGGACTTGATGGACAGCTTGGCGTCCATCGAGATCGACACGTCGACCAGGACGATGGTCCGACCCGGCAGGGCCGGCAGCGCCTGGATGGCCGCCTGCATCGCCACGTCGATTGCGGGCTCAAACATCGGCGCGGCCCGAGCCGCAGCGACGTAGCGGAACGGCAGGATGCGCCGGGCGCCATGAGCCCAGGACGGATGCCGCAGGGCAGCGTTGATCTTGGCGATATGCGCGGCCGAGACTCCCGCCTCCGAGATGTTCCGGAGGTTCCGCAAAATCGCAAAGTGGTTCGTGATCTGCATAGTCAAACTCCTTCTGTAGCTCTGCAGAAATGGGCAATCCTGTTGATGGATTGCTCTATCTCATCCTCCCATACAACAAGACACTTCCAACCAACACTCCGGTACTCGTCTATAGCCTTCACCTCATCTGAGGTTGGGTGCCAGTATCTCCCAAATACCTCAATAATCCGAAGACCATTTCGGTCGGTGAAATCTGGCCTTCTCACCCTATGTGGTGAAATGGTTATCCAGAAAGCATTTTCGCCGCAGCCAGTATAAACGAAAGGACACTTCAATCCAAAGATTGAGTTGAGAATTTTCTCTACCTTTTTCTCCGGATTTGTCTTTTTGCTTTGACGCTGATTTGCGGCAGACAAAGCGATTTTGTGCGTGGCGGTCAACTTTTTCCCCAGCATGGCGTTCGGGTAGTTTTTCGACCGCCATTTAGCTGCGCACCAGACGCATCGCTCTCTCTTGCTGTGCCCTTTTTCCCTCCCGCACTGCTGGCAGATATCGTAGAAGACGCCGCCTTTTGACCGCGCCAAAGAAATCTTGCTGCGAGTATTTTCGCTCACTACCCTTTCCGAGATAGCGCGACTGTAACGAAGCACTCTTGGGTCGCTCTTATCGAGACCCTTATTCCACGGGGATTGACCGATCCGCTGCCTTGAAATCAGAGCGGATTTGACCGGATGACGGGCTGCCTCAGACTTTGTCCTGGTTGCGACACCATCCTTGCGCAACCAAGCAAGGATGGTGTCGCCAGATACCCCGATCTCGCGTCCCAGCGCAGCAGCAGAGACTCCGCTTGCGTAGCGGGCGATGAGTTCGGAGATATCAGGAGGTCGACGGCTTGGCATCATCGTCCTTGATCCAAAGGTCGATCACCCCCTCCCAGGCTTCCTTCCGCGACACGCCAGTCTGACCCGAGGCCGACAGGCGAGTCTCCCAGGTGTCCGGCGCCGGCAGCGTGCCGTCCACGAGCTGCTTCCAGACCGCGGCCTGCTCCTCGCTGTCCGGCTTCGCGAACGAAAGGAACAGGGCGTCACGCAGCTTGAAGGCGCCGTCCCGGTTATACTTGGCGAGCTGGTAGGCCGAGAACTTCCGGAAGGCACGGGCGAGGCCCTTGCGCATACCGTGGGTGATCGAGTCCTTGATCGGCTTGCCGGTGACCTTCACGCGGACCGCCAGCAGCTCGGCCACCTCATCCGCCCGCTGGATCACGTCGCCGATGGCGTCCGGCACCATGGTGGTGCCCTTGCCGGTGTCGGCGAGGATCGAGAGGAGCAAGAGCGGGACGTGCCGCAGGTGGTACCGGCCGCGGGCCTCACGGGCCAGGGCCGCCACGACGTGCGGGGGCACCTTGCGGGCGGTGTCGGCAATCCGGGCCGCGATCTCCTGGCCGTCCTCGTAGAACTCGGACTCCCATAGGAGGCACGAGAGCACCGACCGGCGGAGCTGGTTGACCGGATCGAGGCTGGCCGGGTGAGCCGGCGCACCCTCGTGGGTACGGATCGCCGGAGCGGCGACCTTGGTGTTCAACTTCATGTCCATCACTCCCGAGTTGGGCCGGCGATGGGCTGTCGAGGTTGGCGAGAAACAAGCGAAGACAGGACTTTAGCGCTCTACCATTGAGCTACGGCCCCATAGATGGTGGAGCCGGTTGGATTCGAACCAACAACCTCTCTCTTACAGGGAGAAGGAACTGCCCTCTACATCATCGCCAATGTCGACAGCCGGGAAACAAGCGATCTCGCATCTTTGGTCGTTCCAGAAACGAAGGAAGCGAGGTCTACATCACCGGCATTTGTAGGCTGACGAGAAACGAACGATCAGGCTCTTTTGGACCATTGCTCTACCAACTGAGCTACTACCGAGCCGAAGCACGGAAGTCAGGACTCGAACCTGAGACCCACGGTTTGAATGAAGAACTCCTGATCTACATCATCGTCAGATGATTGCGCACATCTCCACACACGCTGGAGCGAAACTGTTGCGACGAGAAACAAACGCGACCGGCATCTCTCAGTTCACGGTGAAGTAGCCGGCAGCTCCATCATCGCCGCCCGCCCTCTTTCGGGCAAAATGCTCGCGTGGTCAAGTGGTACAATGGTGCTGGTACTAAAGTTCATATTCCTAGGGGAATGGCCCCATGGTGACGTCCGCACAGCACCATGGGGCCGCCCTGCCGGGCCTCAGTCGGGGAAGCTGCCGAAGCTGGCGCTCGCCCCGGTATCCTGGCTGCCGCCCATGGGGTCGCTGGTGGGCTGCAGCACGATGTTGTCGACGATCGGCCGGACCTTCACGTCATCGTCGGGCACCGCCGGCCGGACCGGCTGCGGCGCCGGATCGGGGTCCTTCCGGGCGTTGAGAATCGGATCGAACACGTCGCCTACGGCCAGCTTCGCGTCATCGTCGAAGCCCATGTTGAGGGACTGCCCGCCCACGTAGGACCGGGTCGTCGCGGCCAGGGCGGCGAACGCCTGACCGCTGGCCTGGATATTGTAGCTCACGGTGTTCCTGGCCCCGATGCCCAGGCCCTTGGCCTCGGCATAGGAGTCGATCCCGGCGCCGAGAAAGACGAACTCCCAGCCGGCCTCAGTCTTCTCCTTGATGAGATCGGCGAGGTCGCGCTGGGTGAACTCGCGCGAGGCGTTCTCCTGGCCGTCGGTCTGGATGACCACGATCACCTTGTCGAAGCCCTCGACCACGTCCGCGGTCGCGCGGATCGCCTTCACGGCCGCATCGTAGAGCGGGGTCCAGGCGCCGGGGCGATAGGTGTCCCGGTTCAGCTCGGGGACGTCGGCCACCGGCACGCCCACATGGACCTTCTCGACCCGGCGCGAGTCGAACTTGAGGAAGGTGAACCGAACCTCATCGGGCAGGTCCTTCAAGGTGCCCAGGTAGTTGTTGAACCCGCCGATGGTGTCGTCGCGGATCGGCTCCATGGAGCCGGTTTCGTCGAGCAAGAGCGTCACGGAAATCTTCGCCATCATTTCCTCGATAGCAGTTGGTCAGCCGGCCGGAGCCAGCAGCGCGCGAGCCTTCAAGGCCATGTGCGCTTCGTTGCAGAAGGGCACGCCAGCCTCCATGTGCCGCCTGGGGATGAAGCGTCCGCAGCTCCGGCACCGCGGCTTGGGCGCCATCAGCCTGGGGTGGTTCTCGATCCGCAGGCCCTCGGGCACCGGCACGTTGTCCTGCATCGCGGCCCGCATGATGAGCCAGTTGATGAAGACCTCGATCGGCACCCCGAGCACGTCCTTCTGCCGGGCGCCCTTGGTGCCCAGGAAGGCGATGAACTCCTCCATGAGATCGGAGGCGTTGAGGAAGCGGTTGAACTCCCGGATGCGATTCGCCCGGTAGGTGATCTTCGCATCCTTGTCGGCGATCGTGTAGCTGCCGTCGTCGGCCAGACAGAAGACCGAGCCGTCGGGCAGCCCGATCTTGATGTTCTGGCCGTCGGAGGCGGTGAACGCGATGCTCCGGCGACCAAAGGGGTTCTCGTGGTAGCCCTGGTCCACGCCCCATGTCGGGATCGTCGGGAAGCGCGTCCAGCTCATGGTCGACGAGGCCGTGGACGACGTCACGTAGATCGGGAAGTTGGCGAGTCTTGTGTTCATCAGCTCAGTCCGAACTTGAGCCACCTGTCACGGATGAAGGCGCTCGCCGCCGAGGTGACGATCGGCTGCGAGTCGGCCTTCCAGACGCTGCGGCGCGGGACCTTGATCTGCCTGACCGAGCTATCCCAGCGCTCGCCCGTCACCTTGCCGTTCTGGATCACCCGGTGGTGGTGGTGCCCGCAATGCGGGCACTCGACCGTGTGGTTGCCGTCCAGCGAGAATTCGAGCTGAGCGATGAAGTTCTTGCTGCAGTCGTGGCAATAGAGGTCCGTCCGCTGCATCCCCTCTTGCTGCAGAAGGTCGGTCACGGGCGGAGCCTGTCGATCGCGCGCTGCAGGCGGTCAATGATCCCGCCGGCCGCCCGCACCTCATCGGCGAGGTGGGCGTAGCGGTCGCGCTCGAAGTTCCGACCCCGGAGCCCCAGGCGCTCGGCGATCCGCTGTGCTGCCGTGGTCAAAGCACCGGCCGAGGCCACCCTGGTCCCGGCGGGGAAGTCGCGCATCACGCGATCCCAGGGGAAGGGGGTCTTGTCGTGCCACGTCCACTTCTCGCCGACCTTGTTCGGCCAGGAGAAGGCGGCCTTGAACTCGCCCTCGCGCATCGCGTCGCGGAACTCCAGGGGCGGATCGCGGGCGACGTCGAACACCGAGTAGACGACGTTGCCGCCCTCGGTCGATTCGACGAAGATCAGGCTGCGATCCTCGTGCTCGGCCCAGCAGCCCATGGCGAGCTGGTCCCTGTTGCCGGGCTTGGCGCCCGGCACGTCATGCGTTGCCATTTCCTGTGTCTCTAGTTGTGGTTGGACTTGTCCGCGCTCTCGCGGTCGTCACGCTCGATCCGCTGATCGGCCCAGCTCATCATCTCGCGACGAAAGGCGGGGTCTTCGGCCGCGCGCAGAAAGACGGCCATCAGAAAGACCATGGGCGGCGGCAGCTCGTCATCCTCACCGCCGGGCATGAGAAGGACCATCTCGCCCTTGGGCGAGGCGGTCAGGGCCGCGCAGTCAGCCGGCAGGACCGTGCCGTCGCTGTCCCGCAGGCCGCGGAAGAAGATTTGCGCCTTGTCATCCATGGGCGTCTCCGTCGTTCGCTGCGGCGGCAACCGCGGCGCGGATCGAGTCCCTCAACCGTTCGAGGCCCGGCTCCTTGATGCCGGTCAGCATCTCGATCGCGAGCGCAACCGCACCCGCCGCCCGGTCGTGCTCGATCATGCGGCCGTCGTCGATCTCGTACCGGCACCAGCCGGGCTTGCTGGCGAACCCGACGTTGCAGGCGCTGCGGGCCAGGATCGTCCGGTCGTTGATGCTGATGGTCACGGTAATCATGGGTGCTCATCCGTCAGGCCAGCCCAATAGGCTCGCGCTTTGCTCTTGTGATCTCGAACCGCGGCGAGGTTCTCCCGCTGCCGCTCGCGCCCACGGCGGGCCTTCGCGGCGTCCGCCCTGGAGCGCTCGTGGTTCACGCTGTGGTTCTTCGGTCCCTTGCGCGTTCGGACGCGCGGCTCGGGCTGGGCCGATGCCGCGCGCCGCCGCGCTTCGATGGCTGATGCCAGCGCCTCCCGATCGCGATCGGTAGGGGTCTTGCGCTTCATGCAGCCCTCCGCGTTGCCTCCGCCAGCCGCCGGCCCAACTCCTCGATCTGCTCCGCACCAGCCTTCTGGATGGTGTCCATCATCTCGCGCAGGTCGGCTATGTCCTGCTCCAGCTTGTTCTTGAACTCCGCCAGCTCGCGGCGCAGCTCGGCGATCTCCGGATCGTCCAGGATCGGGCCATAGGCGGCTTCGCGGCTCTTGATGACCAGGGTCAGGGCTAGTCCTGTCTCCTGGGATATCTTGGCATCCGACCAGCCTTGATCGTACCTGCCGGCCTTTACATCGAAGTGCTTGTCCAGCAGATCGAAGACTTCGCGCTGGCGGCGAAGCGCCTCCATCGAGATGTCGGTCACGGATTTCTTTGCTCCAGCAGAGGTGCAGTTCGGGCAGATCGCCCGGTCGCATTTGTCGTCGATCTCCCAGCCCTTGCCGCGGTAGAATCGGGCGATAGCGACTTCGGGCATATTGAGCTTCATCACCCGAAAGTGCTCCTCCTGGCACTTGCTGCAGGTGATGCACATCATGGTGCGATACCGGCCGCCATACTCGCGCGAGACGAGCGAGATGGCCCTGGCACGGTCGGCTGCGGTTCCGATCGTCATGTCAGTAGACCCAACCAAGGGTAATCGCCGCCGCGTTGGCGGCGGCGATCAGGACCAGACCGGCGACCCACAGGCGCTCACAGAGCGCCCGAGAGAATCGCGGCCACGATGGCGAGGAAGGTCGCGATGCCGATCGCCCCGCCGATGAAGTCGTCGCCCATGTTGCCACCCCCTTTCCGGATGGACCCCACCGGGCTCCGAGCGAGCCGATCCCGGCGTGCCTTTGGGTTGAGACCATGGGCGCGCGGCCTGCGCTCGCCGACGCCAAGCAAGACGTCGAGCGAGCCGCAGTCACCGAAGCGCCCGTGAGACTGGCAATCCCGATGGTCGGCATCAGGCGTGCCCCGCGGCAGCGGCCATGACAGCCAGGATTTCCTCCTGGGACATGGCGGGCGTCGGGCCGTTGCCCTTGCGCTTGGCGTCCTCGAACGCCTGACGGCGCTCGACGAACATCATCGCCAGATCGGGACCCGTGACGATGCGGCTCACAACGTCGTAGGAGAAGTGGACGGTGTCACCGTCGATCATCTCCAGCTCGAAGCCCAAGAGACCTGCATCCTTCACGATCCCGGCCACGCCGGTGTTGCAGGCGATCGCCCGGCCGAGGTTGCGTCGCACCACCCATCGGTAGTGCAGGAATGATAACATCTCGATCTCCAGTTCATTGGCTCAGTTCATCAGGGAAGCGATGATGGCGCCCATCCCGAGGGTGATCGCGGGGGCTGCGAACCCCCTGGCGACCAGCTCCGCGATCCACTCCTCATCGCTGGGCTGCGTCAGGTCGGCGAACCCGGTCAGGCATCGGGCGACGACCATGAGGCCAACGGCATGAGCCACGCCGATCTGCGTGACGCCCAGGGGCACCACGAACCATGCCCACAGCCAGGACATGACCCAGCCACCGAAGACGATCGACCCGACCGCCAGCCCCACCGCGGTGAAGCCCGCGAAGATTGCGTTGGTCCTCATGGTCCCCTCGATCAGAGTCCGAAGTCGGCGCGGTTGAGCCCGAGCACGTCGCAGATGCGCCCGGCCGTGGTCTTCTCGGCCGGCTCGAACTCGCCGTCCGACTTCGCGATGGCGAGCGCCACGCGCATGACCAGCACGCGCTTCTCGTCACCGCGGACCTCGCCGATCTGCTTGAGGCAGGTGTCGGCGCCCATCTCGAAGTCGAAGTCGAACTCGCCCGCGTAGCGGGTGAACAGCGCCGCCGCCTTCGCGGTATCGAAGTGGCGCATCGCCTCGTGCCGGCGGATGAAGTCGGCGGTCTTCGCCTTCTCCTGCGCCTCGATCTGGCCGTCGGAGGCCGCGATCATCGCGCAGGCCGCCATGGCGCCTTCGAGAAGGTCACCGTCGGCCGCGTACTTGCCGACCGCGGCGTCGAGGCCGTCGGTCAGCTTTTTCCGAAATGCAGCAAACATTAGCTGAGATACTCCTTGATGATTGCCAAGACAAAGCGCCGGCTGATCCAAATGCAGTAGGCGCCAAGGACCAGAAGGCCGAGCGCCGGCCTTCCGATGACGGTGAAGAAAGCCATCACGATGAACGCAATGCCGATCTTCGACAGGATTCCAGGGTTCAACTTTCCCCCTTGCTACTTCGAGGTATCTAACGACTTCGCGAGGCGCGAAACCCTGGCCTTGCGTTTGATCGCCCGGATCGACTCCTTGACGATCAGCGGCTGACGGTCGGTGAAGTGCAGCGTGGAGCCGCGCATGTGGCCCAACGCGAACGTCAGGTTGCCCAGGTTCACAAGGGCGTCACCGCCATCAGTGCAGGTCAGCGAGACCAGACCCCTCATGGCGCAATCGCCCTCGGGGTTTCGGGGTTGAGCGTCTTTCGAGCCATTCTTGTCCCTCCCGCAAACGCCAACCGGCGTCCAGGACAGGGATATGGCACAACAGTACCAAGGTCAATGCACTTTCGTACTACGTTTTTTTAGTGTTAAATCTACCGGCAAAGACGCACCGCGTGCCGTTTTCCGATTGCCGCTCGCAATCGACCAATAGTATCGGTCTCCCCTGGGTGGCCCTTGGGGATGAAACAACAAAATGTCGCTGCGGTTACAAATTCTGCACGGCGAGCTGATGCGCGCCATCGCCGAATACCGCGAGGTTCAGGCGTGTATCGAGCGCCGTCTGATCGCGCTCGAAGTCATCGCTCAGGTCGACGGCGCCAAGATCAGCCGCCGAGCTGACGCTCCAGCTCCTGGATGCGCCTCAGCGCTTCCGCCTGATCGCGGGCGAGCCGGGCCATCTCCTCGACGGCGCTCTGGTAGCGCACCGCCCAGGCGGCCTCCGATTCTGTACGTCGCATCGCCGCGTCGCGACTGAGGTTCTCGGCGGGCGCCGCTTCGAGCGGCAGCTCCCCGATCACCTGGGAGACCAGGAGACCCAGGGCCTTCGCCAGCCGGATCACGTTGTCGAGCTGGGGCGCCCTGGTCTTGTGGTCCCGAATGAACTTGTCGACCCACCGGCTGTCCTTGCCGGTCAGGCGCTTGGTGCCCGAGCGCGTGGTGCCGCGGAACTCGATCGCGGTCTGCATCGCGGCGCGAACCCGATCGGGGTCGTAGGCATCGACGACCGAGCTGGCCTCGGTCCGCTCGCTGACGTCCATGGGCGGAAGGCGGGCAGGGCGAATCATCCCATGCTCCGGCTTGCGGATGGTACAAGAGTGCAATACCGTTGGCGCATGGTTCCCCATCCGGTCATCCAGACCCTAGAGCGCGTTCGCGACTACCTCCGTGGCGCAAGCCCGACGGAGCTGAGGCGCGTCAGTGACGCGGCTGGACTCAGCCCGCGGGCGTTGCGTCACGCGGAGAGGGATAATTGGCAGCCCAGGCCGTCCACCCTGGTTGCGCTGGACCTCGCCATCTATCCCCCGGACAGTACCCTAGGCACAACGGTACCAAGTGTAAAGGAGACCTCGAAGTTCCAAACCAACGGTAGCACGCAACCCTCGGGCGAAGAAGGTTGAGTGATGCCGATACCTGCGCGACCAGACCGCCAGCAGCCTCGCCCGCATTGCCTCCTGCGGGCGAGGCTGCTGGCGGTCTGGTGGTGACCCGGTTGTGCGGCCGTCGCCACCAGCCGCTTGTGAACTCCCCGATATGCCTGCCCCTGCCGCCATGTGCGGTGGGGGCGCTTTTTCGCTCCGACCGGAGACCCCTCGCCGAGCCTGTGGGCACAGGACGGGGAGGGGTCCCCGGTCGGTACGGCAAGGCCGACCCTCATGGTGCAATGCCGTGAGTTCGCCGTTTGTATTCCTCCCAAGGAGCCTACCCGCCGGCTTGGGCCGGCGGGGCTTTTCCCGTCGCAGCGGATCGTGACCCATGTCGATCCGGGTCTGCGGCGATGAGATTCGGGTTCATGGTTACACGGTCGCCCGGCTGATCGAGGTCGGGGTGCCGGCGACGGTCACCGCGGCGCTGGTAGAGCGCCTCCTGCAGACCGAGGTGGAGGAAGACCAGAAGATCGAGATCGCCCAGCTCAACGATGAGCTGAATCGCCTGCGTGCCGTGATCGAGGCGATGACCGCGGCGAAGGTGCGGCAATGAATGAGGTCGAGCTGCGCATCCGGCTGCAGCGGATATCCTCGACCTATCCGCGCTGGATGGACCATGCGGACGTCATCGGCGTCGACCGCTTCCGCCGGGTGGTGAAGAAGGCCGCCGACCTTTCCCGCAAGCACAAGATCGACAACCGCTGGAAGGCCGACGCGGCGGCGACGGTTATCGAGTTCGACACGCTCAGGCTCGACATGGAGCAGCGCGCTCCATGCTGAGGCTGACCGAAAGCGAGTTGCGCGCCCGCGGTTACGACCCCGTGACCGGCCGGCGCCTATCCCCTCCCGCTCCCGACTCCTGTGTCAGCCGCCGCGGGGCTACGGCTGGCGAACAAGCACGCGCAGCGGTTGCAGCCGTCAACGTCGCCGGGGCCAGCGGGTGTCTAGTGAGCGACGATGTGCGTGAACCCCGCGGTCTTTCTCCTGGGGCCATGGCCCGCCTGCAGCCCGAGCAGCGCCTGCAGGTCGAGATCGTCCGCATCTTCCGGCCGCTACTGCGGCCCGGCGCCCGGCTGTTCGGGACCAACGGCGAGCTGCCCGGCGGCGGCAAGCTGCAGACCCTGCGCGCCACGATCCGGCGGGACATGGGCTACATGCGTGGCACGCCGGACCTGTGCGCCAGGAGACCTGGTTTCCTGGGCTGGCTCGAATGCAAGGTCGACACCGCGGTCAGCGACGAACAGGCGACCTGGGCCGTGTGGGCGCAGGACGACTGCGGCGACGGCTACTGCGTCGTCGACTCGATCGAATCGGCCGGGGCGATCCTGCGCATCTGGTCGTTCCTGCGATGACCGGGCCGCGGCACACCCTCGCACCACGAGTCACGGCCATCACGGCGCCGCAGGGCTCCGCACAGGCGGCACGCCGCCCTTCCGTCCATCGCCTCGATCCACTCGTGCCTGCCCGGCGGGGTGACCGTGGGCGGGCCGTCGATCACGTCGGCCACTCAGCCCCGCGCCGCTCGGCTTCCTTCTTGAGCAACCAGACGATGAAGGTCGCCACTGGCAGCCCCTCGCGGCGAGCCATGGAGGCGATGGCCTCCCTCTCAGCACGGGTGACTCGAAGGTTGAGCGGCGCATCTCGCTTGACGTGCATTTCGGTAGCTTTCTGCATTGACAATGCGTTCACCTTACGTGCAGGCTGGTCCACAGGGCAATGATGAAAGCGATGCAGTTGCAAGACAACGATTCCGGCACAACGGTACGAGAGACCACGACGGAGCATCCGACCCTGGCTGCGGCCCTGGCCGCTGCGCAGTCGGAGTTCGACGACATTCCCAAGCGGCGCCGGGCCACCGTGAAGGTGAACCGGGACGGGCGCTGGATCGAGTACGGCTACAACTACGCCGACCTCGCGGACGTGCTGGCGGCGATCCGCCCGGCGCTGTCGCGCAACGGCATCGCGGTCTCGCACCGCACCGAGGTGCTGCAGACCGGCAAGGTCCGCCTGATCGCGCTCCTGATGCACGCGAGCGGCGAGTCGATCGAGAGTCACATGGACCTGCCGGCTTTCCCGGCTGAGGGCAAGGCGGTCCAGACCTGGGGCGGCAGCCTCACCTACGCCCGCCGGTACCAAATTTCCGCACTGTGCGGAGTCGCGTCCGAGGAAGACAACGACGCGAATGAGACCGCGGCCGAGGGCGAGTTCTCGACCCAGCAGCGCGGTCAGGATCGCGGACGCGAGCCGCGTCGCGAGGAACCGCGCCGGCCGCGCGAGCCCGAGCCCGAGCGTGCGCCGAAGGACGACCTGCCCGATCCGCTCAGCATTCGCGGGCTGAGGGCCAAGGGCTTCGTCGAGAACCTTCAGTACCACCTCGCCAGCGCCAGCGCTGCCGGGGCCGATCGGCTCCTGGTCCTCTACCGGGACAAGATCGAGAAGCTGCCGCCCGCCACCCAGGCGGCACTGACCAGGATGGTCACGGACAAGATCGAGGGCCTGGGGCAGCAGCCTGCCGATCAGGCGATTCAGGGAGTCGCGGAATGACGGAGAAGAACTTTCGCACCAGGGTCGTGGTGAAGGCCAAGGTCTGCGCCTGCTGCGGCGAACGGAAGTCGAGCGACGACTTCTACAAGTCCAAGGTTCATCGGTCCGGACTCAGCTCGTACTGCAAGCAGTGCAGCCGCGTGTCCGCTCGGGAGTCTGATCGCAAGACTCGCATGATGGGCGAGTGGCTGACCTCGAAACAGCGGGTGGCGCAGCGGGAGAAGTACGCCGCCATCGCCCGCGAGGCTTATCCGGCGGCCTGATGGCCGCTCGATAGTCGTCCCGGCGGCTGAAAAGTTGGGGGCGGACCCGGCGAGCCCACCCCCTTTCTGACCAACCACAAAGGTCCCCTACAATGGAACTCACAAACCAGCCAGGGTCTGTCGACAAGACCAAGACGGTGATGAGCATCGCCCTGGAAAGGGCGAAGCAGGCCAAGCCCAAGGTCGCGCCCAAGGCGCCGCCCACGGCCGCGCCCACCTTCATCACCGAGACCAGCGCCGCCGCTGGCAACATGCGCGGCGAGGCCATCCTGGGCGTCCCGCACAAGGGCATCATCTGGACGGACCGGATCGAGGTGACGCCTGCCCAGGCGAAGCTGATCCTCATCAACATGCGCCGGCAGCGCTCGCTCCGCCCGACGCACGTCAAGGCGATGGCCGAGGCGATGAAGGCCGGCACTTGGCTCTCGACCCACCAGGGTCTGGCCTTCGACGTCGAGGGCAGCCTGATCGACGGCCAGCACCGCCTCAACGCGCAGATCGAGTCCGGGGTGACGCTGACCCATCAGGTGACCTTCGGCCTGCCGGTCAGCGCCTTCGCCGTGATGGACCGGCACCAGCGCCGGAACACCGCGGACGATCTCGTCACGAGCGCTATGGTTGAGCCGAAGTTTGCCAAGGTCGTGGCCGGCGCCATGCGGTTCGTGAACAACTACGACCGCGGGCTCCTCCCCTGGGTCAATGGTCCGGACAGCCGGGTGAACGCCGCGATGGCCGCGGCGATCCTGGAGCGTCACCCGGTTCTCGTGCGGGCCGCCGACTATGCCTACAGCAAGAGTCATCGGCGGATCATGCCGCTGACGATCCTCGCGGCCTTCGGCTGCCTGTTCATCGAGGCCAACCGCAAGTTGGCTTACGACTTCCTCGATCAGTTGACCGTGGGCGACGGGCTCCGCGTCGGTGATCCCGCCTGGACCCTGCGTGACATGCTCCTGCGCTCGAACGATCTGCGGTCGAAGGACCAGCAGTCGATCATGGTCGGCATGGCGCGGGCCTGGAACGCCTTTGTCGAGGGCCGCCGGCTCCAGAAGATCGACACCACGGCGCGCGGCGAGGGCTTCCCGCGCATCCAGTCGTGACCTCGCTGGTCATCGTGCCCGGTTGGGTGGCGCTCGGGGCCTTCTGGTTCCTGTGCGCCACCGCCGCCGGGATCATGGCGCGGCTCAACGGCCGCTCCATGGGTCGCTGGTTCACCGCCGGCCTCGCGCTCGGGGCGGTCGGCGTGGTGTGCGTGGTGATCGCCGGGCCTCCGTCGGAGGCTCCCGAGCCTACCAAGGGGACCGAGTCCGCTTGGCCCTATCTGGTCATGGTGGGGGTCGTGATGACGCTCGTGGCCTTCGTGGGCCTGGGCGTGTGGATCGAGGGTTAGCAACCGTCCGGAGGCGGTGAGGGTGGGGCGCCAACCGCAGCCCTCACCGCCCCGGCCAGCCTTTGAGGTGACGATGAACGATCGGGATTCGACCGCCCACGAGACGCAGGCTGAGGTTGATGCGAGCGACCAAGTCGCGATCACTCACACCACAGAGGCCAATGTGACCGGCGCTGATATTGATGGGTTTGGCACTGTTGTGCAAGCCCAAGATGGGTACATCGGTGCGTGCAGCGCGCTGATTCTCGCCATCGCGACCAACACGTACCTCACCGACGATGAGGCCGACGCGCTCCTCGAAGCGCTGCCGACCGCCGACCTGCAGAAGCAGCTCATCGTCGGGTTGAAGTGCCACGGGCTGATTCCGCCCGACACGGCAGCGTTCATCATCGGCTACGCCCGCGATCTGAGGGGTGCGTGATGGACTGGTTCCGCCACTACCACGGCTGCGCTTTCGACCCGAAGTGGCGCACCGTCGCGCGTCGAGCCAGCAGCAACATCGCCACCGTCGTGTTCGTTTGGGACACGCTGATGGAGTCGGCATCGCAAGACCCTGATCGCGGCTCCGTCCTGTCCTGGAGCGCCGAGGTGATCGCGGATCACCTGATGTGCGACGTCGATGAGATCGCCCGAATCCGCGTCGAGATGGAACGCATCGGGGTCATTGTGGCCGACCGGCTGACGGCATGGGACAAGCGGCAGCCGTCGGACCCTACGGCGGCCGAACGGATGAGGCGCTATCGCGCCCGGCGAAAGACGAACGATACGCCGGATGACGCCGAACAGCCGAACGGTGACGATAACCAGCACCGTAACGACCGTAACGATATCGGATTTGACCGTAACGACCGTAACGCTGACGGCCTTTCGCACCGTAACGACCGTAACGCCGAGGGTCCGGATCGTAACGCGTTACCTAAGAACAGAACAGAACAGAACAGAGAAGAACAGAATCACTTCGATCTTAAGAACAGAGAATCTAAAACAAACACAACGCGCCCGCCCGCGCACGCGCACACGCGTGAGAGCGAGCCCGCCGACGAGTCCGACGACGATCCCGGCCGGACCGGCAAGACCGTCGCGCGTCGCCGCGCTCCTGTGTTCGACGATGCTGCGTTCAACCGCTTCTGGCTGGCCTACCCTCGCAAGACGGCGAAGGGTCGAGCGCGGTCCGCGTTCGGCACGGCGATCCGCAAGGTCGACCTCGACACGATGCTGGCGGGACTGGAGCGCTCGAAGCGCCAGTGGTCGCGGGATCAGACCGAGGCCCGGTTCATCCCCCATCCGGCGAGCTGGCTCAACGCCGAACGCTGGGCGGACGAGTCGGGACCGGCGCCGCCCTGCCCGTCGACCCCAGGGCTTCGGATCAAGAGCGGCTACGGGTTCGGAATCTCATGAGCCCCGACCCCTACCGCACCCTCGGGATCAACCCGCCGCGCTACGGCCAGCGCGACTACCGCACGACCTGCCCCCAATGCTCGCACCGTAGGACCAAGCGCCATGACCCGTGCCTTTCGGTCACCATCGCGCCAGACGCGATCCTCGCTCACTGCTGGCACTGCGGCTGGGGCGCAGCGGTACCACTCTCCGGCGGGAGCCCTGAGCGAGCGGACCATGGAGCTGCTGGAAGCCCGTGGTCTGGATATCGAGCTATGCGTTCGCCTGGGGCTCGAAACCGCGAGCGCGCCCGATGGTGGTGACTCCTGGGTGGCGATCCCGTTCGTCCGCAACGGCGCGGTCGTGAACCACAAGTACCGGCGGATCGAGAAGCTGCCCGACGGGCCGAACTTCGCCCAGGACAAGGGCGGGGCTCAGTGCTGGTGGAACCACGATGTTCTGCTGGACTCGTCGCTCGGCGATCAGCCCCTGGTCATCACCGAGGGCGAGTTCGACGGGATCACGGCGATCCAGGCCGGGTTCGTCCGCACCCTGTCCGTGCCCGGCGGTGCTCCCGAGGCGCCCGTCCAGGGCGACGGCAAGTACGGCTTCCTCGCGGACACGCTGCCGCTCATCGGGAGCTGCCGGCGGATCATCCTCGCGACCGACGGCGACCGTCAGGGCGTCGCGCTGATGAACGATCTGGCGAAGCGCCTGGGGCGCGGCCGGTGCCAGTACGTCGTGTGGCCGCCGGGCTGCAAGGACCTCAACGACGTCCTGCGGCTGATCGGACCCGCGGCGGTCGTGCGGGCGCTCAACGAAGCGCGCTTCGTGGCGGTGCCTGGGCTGTTCACCATGGCCGAGCTGCCGCCGGTCGAGACGCCCGAGCCCTATGCGATCGGGATCGCCGGGCTGGCGGATCACTTCCGGATGCGCCTGGGCGATCTCTCGGTCCTGACCGGCGTCCCCAGCACCGGCAAGTCGACCCTGGTCAACGATATCGCCTGCCGCATGGCCGAGCGTCACGGCTGGGCGACCTGCTTTGCGAGCCCCGAGCAGAATCCGCAGATCGACCACCGCCGGGCGCTGCGCACCTGGATCAACCGCAAGCCGGCGGACAAGCAGTCGCCGGGCGAGCTGGAGATCGCGGACGCCTGGATCAACGATCATTTCAGCTTCGTGGTCGGCAGCGACGATGAGGATTTCGACCTGGAATGGCTGCTGGACAAGTTGGCATCAGCGGTTGTCCGCTACGATGCCAAGTTGTGCGTAATTGATCCTTGGAACGAGCTGGATCATGCCAAGCCCAAGGACGCCACCATGACCGAATATGTTGGGTGGGCGATCAGGCAGCTCAAGAAATTCGCGAGGAAGTGGAACGTCCATATGATGGTCGTTGCTCATCCCTCGAAGATGATTAAGCAGAAGGACGGTTCTGTTCCTAAGCCTACCCTTTATGACGTCTCTGACTCTGCGCACTGGTACAATAAGCCGGACGTCGGTCTGGTGATTCACCCTGAGCGCACCGAGGATGGGGCGGGATATACTTCCCTTAGTGTTGTGAAATCCAGGTATCACGACATGATTGGACGTCCTGGAATCATCAAACTTACCTTCAATCCCTACACCGGAAGGTTCGAGTCTTTCACATGAGTTCCGTGAACAAGGCTACCATTCTCGGCCGACTTGGGCGCGACCCCGAGGTCCGCTCGCTGAACAACGGTCAGGTGGCGAACATCTCGCTCGCGACCACCGAAGCCTGGAAGGATCGCAGCGGCGAGCGCCAGGAGCGGACCGAGTGGCACAACGTGGTGATCTACGGCGACGGTCTGGTCGACGTGATCGAGCGCTACGTGCGCAAGGGCGACCAGCTCTACGTCGAGGGCCGGCTGCAGACCCGGAAGTGGACCGACCAGTCGGGCCAGGATCGCTACACGACCGAGATCGTGGTGAGCGGCCCCGGCGGGAAGGTCGTGCTGATCGGCGGCAACCGCGGCGACAGCCGCGAGGACGATCGCGGCTCCGCGGGCAACGGCAGCCGCAACGGCGGTCGCAGCGGCAGCACCAAGGGCAGCAGCCGGTCGAGCGGCGGCAGGGGCTACAGCGGCCCGAGCCTCGCCGATGAGCTGGATGACGAAATCCCGTTCTGAGCGAAAGCAGACCCCAATGTCTCAACCGAATAGCGATTGGCCCGTCCAAGCGCCCAAGCGATCGAACAAGCCGCCGATGCGACCCAAGGCATCGGCGGCCGAGGTGATCGAGGCGTACCAGGAGGCGGGCAGCATCCGCGTCGCGGCCTCGAAGCTCGGCATCAGCCGCGAGCGGGTGAAGGTGATCCTTTGGGAGAACGGCGTCTCGATCGAGCGCAAGCGCCGGCAGGCCAGGGAGTACGAGGACAAGCCCTGCGCCTGCGGGGCTCCGGACTGCTACGTCGTCCGGCGCGAAGACGAGGACGCCCACAGCTTCCGTGGCCGCAAGTACGCCAGCCCGCTCTGCCGTTCATCGTCGGAGTCCAGGTCCGCGAGCGGCAACACGCCCGGCTATCGCGAGATGCCGACGGTCGACAAGGGCGATTTCCTGGCCGCCCTGCGCCGCGTCTACGGCCCGGTCATGCCGGCCGGTGCCGACCGCGTGGTGCGGGTCACCAGGATCGAGCGCGGCGTGTTCCTGCAGGGAGGCGGCTCATGATCGGCCTGTTCCGGTGGCTGCTGGAGCGCGAGCGGACCAAGCAAATGGTCGTCTGGCGCATGACGGTCGACAGGGCCGAGGACATGACGATGCGGTTCGTCGAGTCGATGGGCGACCATCCGCCGCCCGGACTCGTCATGCGGGTCTTTCGCGACGTGGTCGACGCCCACCGTTGCCAGCACAGCGCCCGGCTTGAGTTCGAGCAGGCCGAGAAGCTGGCGAACGACACGCTGACCCGCCTGGGAAGGCTGCCCAGGGGATGACCAAGCTGCGTGTTCTGGTCTGTGGCGGCCGTGACTTCGGCGACACCGGCCTGCTGCGGCGGACCCTGGACGGGGTCAACCGCGATCCCGGCATCGCGATGGTGATCCACGGCGCCGCCCGAGGGGCGGACACCCTGGCCGGCGTATGGGCCGTGGCGAACCGCGTGCCCGAGATTCGCTGCCCGGCCGACTGGCTCCGGCACGGCCGGTCGGCGGGCATTCTTCGCAACCAGCAGATGCTCGACGAGCACAACCCCAATCTGGTGATCGCGTTCCCCGGCGGACGCGGCACCGCGGACATGGCCGCTCGGGCGGAGGAACAGGGAATCATGGTTTGGAGGATCGAGGCGTGAGCGAGAGGATCGAGGGCAGGACCCCGCCCCTGGGCGGCATCCCCGGCATCATGTGCGACACGCAGATCAGTGAGCTGGCGGCGCGCTACGGCATGATCTCGCCGTTCTACCCCGACGGCTCGCCCCCTGGTGCGATCTCCTACGGGCTGTCCAGCTACGGCTACGACGTGCGCCTTGCCGGGTCGTTCATGGAGCCGAACACCGCCTCGGGGTCCACGATCGACCCCAAGGCCGGCGAGCGGATGCCCGTGGTCAGCTTCGAGCGGAACGAACCGTTCGATCTCCCGCCGCACGGCTTCGTGCTGGGCCACACGATCGAGTGGATCAACATGCCGCCCGACGTCATGGCGATCTGCGTGGGCAAGAGCACCTACGCCCGCTGCGGCCTGATCGTGAACGTCACCCCGCTGGAGCCCGGCTGGCGGGGTCAGGTGACCCTGGAGATCAGCAACACCGCGTCGCTGCCGGTCCGAATCTACCCGGGCGAGGGGATCGCGCAGTTCGTGTTCCTGCGCGGCAGCACGGTCCCGAACCGGGGCTACGCCATTCGCAGCGGCACCTACCAGAACCAGCGCGGCATCACGCTGCCCAAGGTGAGGCGACGCCCGTGATCGAGATCGTCATCCACAAGACCGGCACGCCCGGCCGGCTGGCGTCCGTGGTGAAGGGCGAGGTGGTGGTGAAATCCACCCGCCAGCCGTTCTACGACGGCGCCAGGGCGCTCCTCGATCGCGGCTTCGACCCCGACACGGTGATCTGCGCCCGGTGGCACGGCAGCCCCATTACCGCGATGCAGACCACCGTCGGCGAGGCGGCGAAATGGAGCGTAAGCGACTCCGATTCCCGCGGTCTGCGAAGGCAGAGGTGGATGCCCTACGAAGATGCCCATTCTCGTGGTGCGGTGGAAGCGTCAGCAGCCGATGACGAGCCGTCTGGTAGGTAGGTAGCCCAAACCGGTCATCGCCCGTTCTTGGGCTCATGTAACGCCAAGGAAAAGCAATTGGATTACGAGTTGTTCGTAAAGTTCGAGAACGCAACTGGAAGGTTGCTCGAACGACTGTCAGGCCCGGATGCGGCAGTGGTGCTGGAATCGGCCCGCGCCCTGGCAGCCCGCTCGATCGTCGAGGGTCTGGTCTGCATCCCGCTGGCGCTGGTGAGTTTGTTGTTGTTCAGCAGGGTACTGTTGTTCTTCAGGTCGGAGGACTGCAGCGACGACACCGCCGAAGTGCTGAGCGTCATTGGGATGGCGGTTTTCTCCGTGTTGACGGTGATTTTCGGCGTGGTTTCGTTCCAAGTGCTTGATCCTTTGTCCTGGATCGCGCTTTGGCATCCCGAGGTCTGGCTGTTCAACGTTCTGCTGAAAGGGTGACCCTTGAACTTCCATGACGAGCGCATCCGGCAGCGCGACATTCGAGGTCGCCTTCGGGCGACTCGTGCCGAACACGAGCGGCCGATCGACCGGCTCTACGAGCGGGGCGAGATCACCGAGCGGGCCTGGAACGTCGCCGTGCAGTTCTCGTATGACCGGCGGTCGTTCCTGGAAGCCAGGGCGCGCAGCGCCACCAAGGCGGCACGACAGGCCCAGGAGCCGCGCCGCGGGCGGCCCCCAAAGGCCACGGGCTTCAACATGGCGGGCGTCGCTTCGGACCGGGCGGAGCGCATCTCGAAGATCATGTCGAGCGAGCGCTACAGCGATCTCCTGGTGCTGATCGGCGAGATCGACGGCGAGGTCGACACCGACAAGGCCGTTTGGACCTTGAACGAGCTGGAGTCGATCTACGAGGGCGGTGCTGCGACCCTGCGCTGGGAGGACCGGTAGGCGGCGCTTGACCATGGTTCGGCCAGGGTCCACGTTCCCGGCACCTTTGTGCGCCCGATGGCCTGGAGTGTGCCGTGTATCCCCTTCTCACCAGCGACGAAGTCCGTCTTGCCCGCTACCGGCTCGGGCTGACCCTCGCCGAGTTTGCGGCCTTGTGCGGGCTTTCGGAGAAGAACGGCAAGTCCAGGGTCATGCAGTTGGAGGCCGGCACGGTCGAAGCCACCGGCCCGGTCTCGAACTGCATCCGCTTTGCCCTCGCAGCCTATGGCTTGGACCGTGTGCCGAAAAAGCCAGACTTCCGGCGGAAATTTTCCAGCCAGGAAAATAATGGCAATGACTATCCCTGACAGAAGGCCAGGCCGCGCATAGTATCGGCCTGGAATTTTTTTTTAAAAGATTGCATCGGTCCAAATAACATCTGCACCCCACCCCTCGAACCATTGTCTCCCGATACACTATTGACTTGGTAGGGAAGTCTGGTCGCAGATTTCTGCAGAATAGGTGAATTTTTCTATTGACGCTTCCGTCGCCATGACGGAAAAGCACCCCAGGCCATACGGCCGCCCACAGGGGATACGACCATGACGAACGAACTCCACTACCAGCGTATGCAGACGGCCATCATCCTGGCCCGTCGCGCTGGCGACCGCGGCGCCTACCAGATTGCGGCCGACGTTCAGAGCCTCGCGAAGATCGCGGTCCGGCTCCGCCGCCGGGCAGAGCGCGAGTGCAACTATGGCTTTGCGAGCGACGCCGCCGCCGCCCGCGCCGCCGCCCTGGACGATCGCGATTACAAGGCCGCCGGGAAGATCGCCGTCGAGTACGGCGCCACCGTCGAGCGGATGGGCGACGTGCGCGGCTACGCGCTCAAACTGATCTGGAACGAAGGCAACGGCCCCTCCAACAGCTTCGGCGCCCGCAACACCTGGGGGATCGTGTGATGGCCGACCGCTATCGCATCGTGAGGTTCTACCACTCGGCGGCCATCCGCCGCCGGGTGATCGACACCGGCCTGACGCTTGAGGAAGCGCAGGCCCATTGCAAGGACCCGCAGACGAGCAGCAAGACGGCCACGACCAAGGTGGGCCGGGATCGCACGCGGCGCCTGGGCATGTGGTTCGACGGCTACGAGCGCGACCGATGAAGGGAGAGAAGGGCATGAGGGACCGGACCCCGCCGCCCGGCGCGTTCAAGGACGCGGCCCTGCGGCGTTCCAACCGGCGAGTCCTCGCGGATCGCCGGGCTACCATCGCCCGTGAGGCGGAGCGCGAGCTGGCGCAGCAGATGGGCGCGGATGAGGCCCGCGCCATCCTCCGCCGCATGGGCTGGACGCAGTGGCAGGCGGCCGATCGCCTGGGTATCAGCCGGCGCCAGATGGAACGCTGGCTTTCCCGCAGCGGCAAGATGAGTCGATCCGCTTCGGCGTTGCTTCGGACTTTGGCCCGTGATATTCCTGACGGGCCGACATAGTGGAGTCGTGGG